ATGGTGAAGCTAAAAATCATTGTAAGAGACGGAAACTTGGTGTTGAGAATCAGCGAGGGCAAACAAAGATTTTATAAATCCGTCCGACACCTCCTGAAAGGAAACCCCAACATCGAAAAACATTGGAACGCCGACAAGGAGCGTTTTACTAATTACGCAGTGTCTTATTCGGAGAACAACAAGGCACTGGAAGACTTCAAATCAGCTTACAGTAAACTCGTAATGGAACATCCTGAATACACAGCCAGGCAGGTAGCTTCCGCATACACTACCTCCCAGAGATTGATTCAGGATGTTCAGGGCAACGATTCTGATTGCGCCGGAAAACGTGATGACTCCTTCGTGTTTGTAGAAAAATACCTGAAGCTCGTCATTGAGCGTGAGAAAATAAAGAATGGATGTAATTTTGAAGTTTACGGAAAGTTGTTGAACAAGTGCCGTAAAGTACTCCCCAAATTTTCCCACCTTACCTTCCAGGAGATAAATTACGACAAGTGCCTTTTTATTGCGCATACATTTGCAAAGCACAAAGGCTACCGTGGTATATCAAAGGCGTTTAGGGCATTGCTCGGAAAGGCTTCAAAAGACAAGGAAGTAGATTTCTCGATTAACCAAATTGGTGATTTTACATTTGCAGACTACAATCCAAACAAGGATGATGTAGAGCTTAAAAAGCCTGATGTTCTTGACCGCTTCCAATTAAAGCAGTTTCTGAATATGAATATGCTTGATATTACCCCAGAATACGAGGACCGGCAACAGGTTGAGCTGTACTATGATTTTTGTGTATTCATGTTCAACTCGTTCTTTGCCCCGTGTGACGTGATTAAACTGAAGTATAAGCATATAACGAAACGTCGAACAATTATTGCACGACGGAAGAAAACTCACAAGCCGGTGGAAATACCTATTTCTCCAGCTATGGAACAGATTATCAATAAGTATATGGGGAAAACTAAGGATGGTTATATATTCCCTATTATGGATGATAAAAAGGAGAAAGAATACAAAACCAAGGACTACACCTTTAAGAAATTTCGGCAGAACCTTAATATATGGTTGAAGACCCTTGGAAAAGAGCTTGGAGTATGCTATAACCTTTACGCATACGTGTTTCGTCATACGGCAATTACCGTAGCTTTGGATGGTGGATTGCCTATCTCATACGTTGCAATGGCGGCAGGGACCAGTATTGAGATGATTCAGGAGCATTATTACAACGGAGACAATATCGTCAACCAAAAGAAGTTGCAATTGGAGTTTATCAAAGCTGGAAGGTAAACATGAAAATCCCCGGTAACAGTTACACTACCGGGGATTTCAACTTTAATTACGGAAAGAAGAAATGCCTTAAAAAAGGCAATGAAGTGCAGTTCCAATAACGCCACCAATCATTGTAGCGGTAAAGTCAAGCCAGTCAAAGCCGTTTCCTTTGAGCCAGCCAAAGGTTCCACCACGTTTGCCATTCCACATCCAATCTTTCATTTCGGCAGAAGCAGCGGCGGCGAAGGCGGCACCGACACCAAGGGTCACACTGATGATAAAACCTACTAAAATGTGTTTGGGGCGATTGCTTTCAAGCAGCCATTTGAAATACTTTTTCATAACAATTCTTTTATTACGAATAGCATTTTTGATTGAGATATGTTTATTGGAGGTGATTATCCTATTTTCTCCACATCGCATATCTTTTACGATTGGCAAGGTAACTCATGTTTCCCTCATTGTCATACGCTTCACGTTCAAAAGAAATATTGCGATAGGCATTGCCTGGCATAAACAATCGAACTACCCATTCCAGCAAATAAATAACATAGAATGGTATATACCACAATTCTTTCATCTGTGCTGTGTGGATCTTCTCATGGTTCAGTACTGTAGCGCTCAAATCACGATAAGTTCCTCTGACAAATAGTACACCGAATAGATTGATGGCGAGAAAGCCCTTAAATGGAATAATGTTGTTGTAGATTATCTTCATATCGTCAAACCTTTATCTAAGAATAGACATTATGCTTATTCAATAGGGCCTAACGATATATTATTTTTGTACTTACTTATAGTTTATTTTGAAATGCTTTATAAGTTCTTCAATAGTAGCTTTATGGATTGGTACTGCAATAGGATAATTGAGAGTTTCTATGTATTGTTCTGTTGTCCATTGCTGCCAATTAGGATATATATCAGACCATTGAAAACCACCCTTGCCATGAGGGGGATAAAGTCATATATTTCGTGACCTTTATTTCTGAGAAACGATACAACATCCTATTGATATGAGTTTCTTCAACTACTTGCTATATAATTTTTTGCCATAATTATCTTTTTAATTTGATTATCGCTATATTTGCCAAATAATTAAAAATTAATGATGTATGTATAAATTTAAATTCAGTGCTTAGCAGCGTTCTTACCTATTGGACGTTGCCAAAAAAGCACTAAGAAAAGTCCTTAAATAGGTCGTTGTAGAACTGATTAGATGTTATATCGAATCATTGTTTTAAATTATTGGGCTGCTATCAAAGCGGCCCTTTTCAGTTCCTTTAAATTCTGTATTACATAAATATTCTTTGCTAAAATACCCTTTTGCAATAAGCCACTTAATCATAGATACACAACTGTCAAAAGGGCTGTTCTCAATAGGAGTACCGGCAAAACAATCTACGGTATATCTACATACAGAGAAGTTATACCCATCCTCATACGTAATCAGTTCTGGATGGTGAAGAACATTTGGTTTGTCGCAAGGAATCTCATAAGGAAGCAACTCAAGTACCGGGGCAAGCTCCATGCTGGAATGTCATTGTTATCTATGTCTTCCAGTGATGGCGGACACAATTGTAGTTCCCATTCCAATGAATCAGTTTTTGATTTTGTACTGCGATATACCAAATCTGCTGTTTCAGGTTTTACACCTAACTCTATTAATTGTTGCGACTGCTCTATGCTTGTTGCAACTTGTGTTATAAACTGTGCCATATCGTTATTATTTTTTCATTAGTTCTTCTTCAAATTCAGCAATGATACAGTCTGCATCACCACCATGTACCCAGTTATCCAGTACAGAGGACAAGGCTTCAATCGCCCGTTCTTTCTGCCATTCGGCACCAGCCTTAAAACCCCTCGTCAGTCCATTGTCATAATCGACCACATTTTTTACCTTAAAAGGCAGTTTATCTAAATTATTGGATTCATAATTGGCAAAGTTCATTGCCGCTTCTTCTACCGTCTGTTTCATAATTTAATCAATTAGGGGTGATGTGGTTGAATATTCAATTCGTTCTCTATAAATCTCTGTAACTTGTGGGCACATTCAGCGCACAAGTCGGCTTCTTGAATGAATATATCTTCCCTTCCACCAGCAGAGCCACCACCCCATTCGTCTATCTTGAAATCTAATCTCGCATTACGGAAATACGATGGTTGTATTTCTCTTCCGCAAGCATCACATATTATCGTTATTTTTTTCATATCTGTTCAGTTTTGTTCCTTATTGATCAATTACTTTTTTCAATTTATTAAAAGCCTTCTCTTTATCAAATCTAATCCCATCTTTGAACTCCAATATCAACTGCCAAAGCTGGTTTTTGTAAACATCACCTGCTTTATAGTCAGTCTTATAATGGCATTTCTGTGTAGTGGTTATTTCCTTAAATATATTCGTTGCATTAAGATATGTGGCTCCCCATTCTGTGAGTTCTACACTAACGGTATCATTCAAATCTATTTCTATCATAAATATTCCTTTCTAATTTATTTTGAATTATTCATCTTGAAAATCGTCAATCTCAAACTCCCAATCCATTGCATCCTCTTGTCGGATACTATCTAATAACCATTCATTTGCATTTTCAAGCTCATCATCCCATTCAGGTACATACCCACCTTCATCATAAGCTTTAGCTAATTCATCATAAACTTTGTCAGGGACTTCAACATCACTAAGTCCAACTCTATAAGTTACCTTGATTGTTAAATCTTTAATCTTCTTCATTTCTTTCTCGGTTATTCGTTAATTGGCAGTTTCATAAAACACATCCACATGGTCTTTCCATGTCTTCCAGTAGTATGGCCGAAGAGTGGTTGCCGATTGATGGCACTCAATACTTCCCTAACTGTTATCTGATCCTCATTCCATTTGAAAATCAGAACTCCGTAGTCATCCAGAACACGAAAGCATTCATCAATTCCCTTTTTTATCACCCTTGGCCAATCTTCAGGAAGTTTACCATACTTCTTGGCTAACCAACTATTTTTACCAACCTTTAGCAAATGGGGTGGATCAAACACTACCAGTTTAAAGGATTTATCCAAAAACGGCATATCGATAAAGTCCGATACGATGTCTGGGTGGACTTTCAGATTTCGGCCATCACAAAGAATGTATTCTTCGTCCCTAATGTCAGCAAACAAAGCCAAAGGGTTTTCTTTATCAAACCAACACATTCGGCTACCGCAACAGGCATCTAATATGATTTTTGTTTCACCGTTCATTTCTGTTCCGTTTTGAGGGTTATTTAATTTCTCTTATTTCATATTTCTGCTTACCGAAGTAAAATCCAAAGCATAGCCATTCAAACTCAAATTCATGGTTGTGTAAATTAATATTTATTGCCGGCAACAATGCCCAAAACTGAACATCAAAGTCAATATCTATTTTAAAAGTCCTTCTATTCATATCTTTCTTGTTATTAGTTAATTACCAATCTCCACCATCATTTAATATGCCATCAATAGTAGTTACACTATTTTCAATATTACTGCCTCCATATTGTGTAAATTCCGGTGTAGGATTATCTTCCGTATCTCCGTGCATCATTACATGTAACACTCCGCTTGCACTGTAAAGCCATAACCGCTTTCCGTCCTTTTCCCATTTCTTTGCAAGACGTTTTAAACCATCAATAAGCTTGCATTCTTCCGGTGTGCATTCTATTCCGGCTTCTGTTTGATATTTGCCCATATCTATATTATTTGCAATTATTTTCTACCAAAATCTGCTGGAGTTTCGCCCCAGCGTTTATTATCCCAATGATAAATCTCAATTGTATCTACATCAGCCGATAATGCCCGAAGGAACATCTCAGCCCGTATAAGCTCTTTGCAAGGCTTTGTGGAAGATGTTTTCTTTGCCTTGAACCATGCAATCGCAGTCATGGAATCGGTATAAATGACACGAGGCTGAAAGTCATTTTCAATAATGAACTTTACAGCCTCGATAACAGCAAGAAATTCTCCTATATTAGTGGTTTGATCTCCTAAATCCTTATAAAAGATTTGCTCTTTAGTAGCTAAGTTTATGCCTTGATATTCCGTCTTTTTATTCTTCATGGAATGGGCCGCATCAGTAGCTATTCCTTCGACCGGTCTTTTCATGTTTACCTTTCTTGTTATGAATTTCACGCATATCCTGTTTCATCTGTGCAAGAAGTTCATTTGCCGCAGAAGTAAAACATTCAACAATGTCCAATAAATCTTTAACATCGCATCTCTTTTCAAGTATTGACAAACAAGCTGGGAGTGATTTAACACTTTCCTTTTGGCCCTTGAATGGGTCAAAGCGAATGATTTTGTTTCCAAAGCTTACTTCTACTTGATATTTACTACCACGTACATAATTTGTTGTAACAGTAGCTCTAAATTGCACCGGGTTCGCTTCAATGGCGATATATCCAGGGATGAATGTTTCTTCTTTTTCAGTACCGGCATGTTTTATAATTGGGGTCATCGGTATTAGTACGCAATCATAAAGAACATTAACCAACACATTGTTTGACAATTCCCTGTCAATAATGACAATCTTTTTGGGGTATGGGGAATCTTGCCTAACCCCACATACTACATTGTTTACTGGATTCTGTGAAACAAAACTGATTAACGCTCCATTTCTTTCAGATTTGATGAACTTGAGCTTTGTTTGTATTTTTTCAACGATAGATCCGTTGGGCTCGATTTTATTAGTATCTTGTTCCATTGTGACGATAATGATTATTCAAAATAAAATACCACCGAGCCACAAATTAGCGTGACACGGTGGTACAAAGTTAATGTATAAAAGCCGTATTTTTGCAGTTTTTTATGCCAAAATTAAACTATAACACATTGATAATCAGGTGTTTTATGTTAAGTTTAAAACTGATGCCTATATTTAAATTAAACGCTTAAATTCAACTTGTTAGACATGCTGTAACTACACCTATTACTTGTTAAGTCGAAAAAAATTAATAATCCATATCTTTTTCTGTTTTTAAACGCTTTATATCCGGCAAATCAAATATCCCATCATCATTTTGGTAATTTACAATGCACACTTCTGTACCGTCTTTGCCAAATAAAGACAAGACTGATAATTTATCAGGCATGGAGCCTACTCCAGATTCTAAAACACAAATGGTTGATAATGATTTTGACGCTCTAATAACATCTTCTCCCAGTACAATATATCGCCCTGGAACACGATAAAGAATGAGCGCTTTAGGGTGCAATGATTTGTAATAGTTATGCACTTCAATTTGTTTTGCGTTCATATCGATAATTATTATAATTTGATACTATCTATAGCACATTTCTCACAGAGACCGTTAAACCTCTTTCGTTCACTTTGGGAAATTTCCTTGTTGCACTTTGAACAATAATACACAGGTCGCTTTCGATGAAATAAAAAACCCCTCACTTTCTGAGGGGTTAGACCATATTTATTTGCGATAGCCTGAAGGATGAGCTTCGGCAATGCCTTTGTTGTTTTTCTCTGTGTCTGATACTCGTATTCTAAAACCATACGAACAGCTATATCATTAGCAAGCAATCCCAAAGCATCAAGTTTCTGAAGATCAATCGCAGGAAATCCGGTTATAATTGAAAGCTTGTTATACTCGTCATCTGAAAACTGAAATCGTTTCATTACTGTTTGGGTTTTGATTTTTTCTTAGGTCGTGCAAATTCTTCTATTTTGCTCCGTATCTTATCTATGGAATCCACAAATCCATCAAGAGTGTCCATAGCGTCTTGCATAGCAAAACCTCTGGCAGATTCTTGAAGTCCTTCTGGAAGAGAATATAACGCATCCTCTTCTTCGTCTCTGATTTCACCAATCCTATCAATGGCTTCATCAAGTAATTCTGTAACTTCCAATAATTCTTCTCTTCGCTCTTTATTCATGCTTATTCTATTTTTATTTCCATATCAAGCGTATCTACAAGTTTCAAGAAGGTGTCAATTCTCAAATCGCACCGCCCATCTTCAAAGGCTTCCAAAACTGAGATATAACTTGATGATTGCTTAGCCAACTCACGTATAGACAACCCGGCAGATTTTCGCATTGCGATAATTGCTTTTCTCAGTCCATCTGTATTATCTGTTGAATATGTGACATTTTTCCCTACGAGTTCCATACTTGTTCCACACATTTTCAGATATATAAACACATTCCCCATAACGTACTCAAACGTTGCTTTTTCAAGAGCATTAACCTTATTTTGATTAAGCTGAAGGGCATAAGGTAGGCTATCTTTTAGTTTTACCTGTGCCTTATTTTTTATTTTAACGAGTTTTGCACTAAATTCTTGACGGTTCATATCAATTTGTGATTTAATCTTTGTAGTTTTTGAAGTATTCAATTCCTTTTATGAGGAACACCAGAAAAAAGCCAGCTATTATGCAAACAATCAATGTCGCTTCAAATTCACGTTCTAAACAATAGAAAAACGCAATTATTACAGCTGCAATCAATTGGAACCCTAAAGCAACGACTGTGCTCCATTTGACAATTTGAAAAAATGGATGGATAGGTGTGTCGCAAATACTGGGTTGTTGCTCTTGTTCATTTGATATGTGCTTGCTTGCATGTATGCAAAGTGACACACCAACTAAAATATGCAAGGTAAATATCATAATTGGTAGCCACACTCTTTCAGAAAAACCAATCATCCAGAAAGTAAAAGCTGACAATACTAAAGTTGCAATTATCAACATTTTCCCCAATAATAGTAAAATTCTATAGCTCATACTATATAGATTTTATTGTTATATTCAGAAAACAGAAACTATTATCGCTCCTAAAATACAACCGGAGCAAGCGGAAGTTATAGCCAATATCAATCCAAGGCCATTTAATCTGGGAAATAACGTCCCTGATTTGCTTTGAGAAAAAAGCCAATATATTTTAGCAATAAAACCGATGAAAGCACTTATGCCAACTACTAAAAGACCTGATAATATAGCTTTAAATGACCATATCTCATTTTCGCCGGCTTCCATAAATGTTCCTAAAATTATCCACATTATACCTGTTATTAGAAAGCCAATTCCCCAACCAATAAGCATTAGCATTGGAATGTCGGCATTTTTAATATAACCCATCAGTTTTCTGCGCTCTCTGTTTGTTAACATATTCCATTGTATTATTTATTATGCACGCAGACAAAAGAAAAGTGGACTGCCATCCATGCTAATTCGCAGGTATCGCCAAACACCTATATACACGCACGGATAGGCAGCCCACTGTATATGAGCTGTCTCCGTGCCTCGTGTATATTTGTTCAAATTGGCGATTTCAACGAATTTGAGGCACTTTTCAAATATGTCTTATATGGCTAAATAAAGCCTTTGCAAAATTATAAAATATTATTGTATTAATGACCATCCTTTCTCAATAATTCCTATTAATTGGTATTATTGTCAGATTGTTATGGTAGTTGTTTTCCGTAGTTCTCCTGTATATCCATGCGACCTAAGAGCTTTTATCAGCAAATCCGTAGGAACCAATTGTGCCGTTGTTTCATCTTCCAGCACCATTGAGATCTTAAAGGCAACGTAATCAGGGCACATATCTTTATGCGCCATAGGACATTTATTCCTATTTTTCCTATACTTGCAGTCATTGCAAAACAGCTTTAGTCTTTCCTGGTTGCTCATACATTAACTACTTTTACAAGCCTTAGCTCTCCGTTATAACCGCGACGGCGAAGTTCTCCAAATAAGTTTTCGTCACTGAAATCCGCCAAACTGAGAATAGATTTGTTCCCAGGCTGTGGTTGGTAATCCTTTGGGCGAACTTCATCTTTTTTCGGTTCTCTTTTACTTGTTGATGCCATTTTTCTATATTTATTAATTAGTTTTATAACTTTGTAAAATAAAAAGGCGATGGTCAGAATATTCCAGTGCCCTAACCATCGCCAACATAAACATGTGAGTTGACTTGCGCCTATTATACTGGCTGTAAGTCTGAATCGCGAGCAAATCCTTTTAGAACGGTGTTGTCAACTTCAACGCGATAGAAGAACTCATGTTCATCCGCATCGTTCTCGCTGAAAGAAGCATAGACCTTCTTTATTTTACCTACCTTTCCTTCATACTGAGGCTGAAGGCTATTGCTCACGATTGTTACTCTGTCATTTGTTTTGTACTTTGCTGTTTTCATTGTTGTTACGCATTAAATTTTTCTCTCCATGCCAAATAGTCTTCACGAGCTTGCGCAAGAATCTCAGGCGCTTTATACTTCAAGTCTTCCACTCTTACAATGGGAACTCCATCATAAGCAATGTATAAACGACCATTAAACTCGGTTACGTTAATGTTTTTGCAACTAATGTTTTCAAGTTGCTTTAATCGACGTGCTTGACGTGTGGCTTGATAGTTTTCTTTGATGCGCTTCAGCCGATTGAAAATAGCATTGATGAATTTCATTTACATATCTGTTAAATGATTTAGAAGTTATTATTGTGGCATAAGCCACCATATCAATTTGATTTTTATTCGTTTTATTTTACAAAACCTTTCATTTCTTTCTCGTTTATCTGAGAGAAGTTTGCAACCCAAAGACGCGCTTTTACTCTAATATAATCATGTTCATCATCTGAGATTGACCAAGATATTATATCTGAGTTGGCAATCTCATCAGCTAAATCACGTTTAACGCATTGTATCATGTATTTTGGGTCATTATCACGAGTGAAACGAAACGCATCTGTTTTACCAAACTTCCTGTCTAACTGCACAAGTTTGAAATGTTCAGATGACAAGAAGTTTATAATTGGGCGTGGATGTAAAATAGACACACTCATTGGATCAAGCTTGCGTGCTAATTTTACAAGCCATTTAGCAATTATTTGTCTTAACTTCATATTATTCAAATACTTTGATAAACGCTTTCAACATTTCTCTTTTCTCATAAACACACTCTGGTACATCTTCAGCGGTAAGCGTGCCATTAAGAATCTTCTCTCGAACCTGTGTGGCAGAAATCCCCTCAACACACATATTACGGGCCATAAGAGATAATGACACACAGTTTCTCAGAAGGAATCCTGGAAACCAAGATGTAATAGTTTCGTAGCCATCAGAATAGTAGATGGTGAATCCCGGTTCCTTCATTTGGGTTACGATGAACGAGTAAAGATAGAATCCCCAGTCATGGCTGTTGTCAGACTCATCGGTCAAATCAGGAAGCTCAACAACTTTGATTTTCTCTTTGTTTCCAGGCACAAGAAAATTGTCATCAATTGTTTGTTCTACCATTTCTTTACGTATAGTCCACGGAATAGGATTACGCTGAGATAGTTTGTCTATTGAACCTATAATAATCAATACTTGTTCATTTTCAGCAACTGCCTGTTTTATCAATGCAAGGTGTCCATTGTGAATTGGCTGGAACCGAGCCAATATAACTCCTGTTTTCATATTTGCTGCAATTTTATTGTTTTGCCCATTCTTCCAAACCGTTAGATAACTCGCTTCTGATAAAAAGCATATCACCACTTCCGTCACCCCACCAATCGTTACATTGACTGAGGAAACGTCCCATGTGATTGTCTGGACACAATTTCTTGTATATAGACTTAAACATCACAGCCACTTTGCGTCCACTGAAATGCCCGGCGTTCTTTGCGTCATTGGTGCAATAGCCCCATGCGCTAACGGTTTCAACATTGCCCGCTTCATTGCGGAACTCCATATCACAATCACCCCAACAACCATGATTGATGGTGTCTTTGAGCAATTGTTGCTCATCGGCAGTAAGTTGTGATTCAATAGTTTTAATTACTTCAGATACTTTCATTTTGATTCGTTTGTTTTCCATTCATTATATTTACGTTCCCAGTCATCATAATTTTTCAGCATTATGGTATTGGGTACATCGGTCGACAGCAAGCAATTGTCACATACTATATTTTTATTGAGGTTATCAAGCTCATACCAACCATGATGTTTAGCATATTGTTTGACAAAAGCCGTCCATGCAAAAATACCCCAAGCCTGTTGTATTTCTTTAGGTGGCTGAGGTATGTGCAATTCTTTACCACATCGTTTGCATTTAGGATGTTCAATGTCGTAACGTAACTTCTTACGTAATTCAATTATATTCATACTAACCTCCTTTTTTGATAGTTAGCTCAACAGTGCCGTTTCCATTAGTAATAGTATATTCCTCACACTTATCGTTCTCAAACTTTTGCTGCGAATACCACACTATCAGACCAAGTATTTCATTTTCTTTGATTTCTCGCCTGACTGAACTCATCAGAGTTTTACTGTTGTTTCTTTTAGCTATATAAGCAGACTTCCAGCCGGTCACAATAACGGTGTCTTGTAATTCTTTTTGTGTCATAAGTATTAATTTATATATTAATCATAAACCTCTTTTGCCATCGCCCTACATTGATTGTAACACCAATGTTCTTTCATTTTTACATATCTACCGAATTGTCTATTAAGCTTGACCATTTCCTTGTAATTATCTTCACTGATATATGTCCATATATCAAACCATGCGAAGTCAAATTTGCAAGCGGGTTTATAATCAAAAATGTCATTATTGATAATGGAAACACGGTTGTCTTGATAAAAGGGAGCAACCAATTTTATTACATCAGAGCTTTTTTCTACAACCGTAATATGTAGAACATTGTCTTTTTTAAGTAATGCTTTTACAACCATTCCAAGCCCCAATCCAGCCACCAAAATATTACCATTAGCTTTCATTATAAAATCTTGATGATCTGATATTTCAGCAGGAGTATTGCTCATTATAGTTTCTCCACGATGAACCAATTTCCAATAAATACCTGGGCTTATAAATCTGCGTCTATGTACACATTCTCTCAAATTAAACGATTTGGCATCTAACTCCGAAACATTAACTTTTCTAAAGACCATTCGCCACAACTTCCCTCACATAAATCCAAGTCAATTTTCATGTTTATGACTATATGTTGTTAAACAATATATTGCAAACTTTCTTTTCTTGTTCAGTTGAAGGGTTATGAAAGTGCCATTTATATGAATCGCAACCTCCACATGGACGGAAGTCAATTAACTTTTGATTGATGTCAGATAAAGGCTCTGATATGTTTGCGATAACTTTGCATTGTTCAGATTCTCCAAGGCGAATACTTCCATCCCAGCTTACGATTGGCAAACAAAAACGCTGATTGTGTTCCATCAATGCTCCAATGCCTAACATTTTAACGCTCTTGAATTGAGCTAAAATCAAAGCTGAATTAGTACACGACGGAAAACCATTGAAACGTTTTGCCTCTTCATAACATTTACCACTACAAGCACGACCAAGAGGTTTCATTTGTATGTCACTGGGGTTGTCACATAAAGTAACTTTATCTCCAAATAATCGCAACGCCTTTAAGTTTGGTTTATGTACTTTATCATAATTGGCATACAAACCTTTGAATGATGAAATCTGTAAGAAAAAGCCAGATTGGTCTTTCACCATATTGGCAAACTTTTCAACAAAATTGTGGTCTTGTAGAAAAGTGCCATTTGATAATACTGAAACAGTTAAAAAGCCACTGTTTAGTGCCATTGCAAGAAAGTCTAAAAACAATGGGTGGGAGGTTGGCTCCCCTCCAGAAATCATAAGCACTCTCGACCCTATGCTCTGCGCAAAACGAAGTGCTTGACTAAATACGTCTTTATTCATCATTTCATTGCGTTCTGGTCCTGCATTCTGCATACAATGCGGACAACGCAATGTACAGTGTTGCGTTATATTGATAATCATAAATATTATTTTTATTTCATCCAACTATCATAAATCTTTTCCCAATTCTCCAATAGCCCAATTCTATGTCCATAAGCATTAAAACATTGTTCCACTGTTTCTTTAGGTGGAAGATAACGTCCATCACTCAGCATAATATAACCTTCGTTGATTTGCTGCTGAAGCAAGTCCATATCTACCGGCATAATTTCATCAGGGAATAAAACAACATCACCTTTGCCTGTTTGGTATTTTACTCGTGGTAATTCGTAATGTCCTGCCTGCCCAGTCAATAATGAACAAATGCCTATCTCTCCTGTGATAAGGTGTACTTCTGTATTGGGTGCATTTACAACCATAAAATACGCATTATCGTCATTTTGAAAGTGGTTCACCATTTTACCAACTCTTTCTGTATCGCACCTTCTCATTCTTTCATCGAAATGATAGCCGGTCTCATCGTGAAACTGGATATACTCTCTTACTTTCTTCCACGTTCTGACAGATAAGAATTTAGGAACAGGCAAATTCAAAGTTTTTTCAGTCCCGTCATCGTATTTAAGTTCGTGCTGAACATAATGTCTACGAGATGCCATAAGGCACATATCAACAACATCAAAACTCTCGTCGTAACCGTTGGTCGTGGAATATTCTTCAAGAACAACGCTTTCGCTTGATGCAATCTCATCTACAATCTTTTGAAACTCCACTTTAGCATTGGATAGCAAATTTTCAGTGTTCATTCTGTCCTGCATGGGTATTTGTGCCACAAGTTTTATAGGATATTCCCTTTTCTCATTATCGTAGCACATATTCTCCACAACACCGCAATTTACTCTGCCACACCTTTCGTGAAAGAAATCCATTGTACGAAGAACATCTTGGCTACTCAATTTGGTGGGCTGTGTGACAAATAACACATAGCTTACTTTTACCCTACTCAGGAGTTCTATATGTACATTGGTTACGCTCGGAGGCGTATCAATCAGTACGAAATCTGGTTTTATTTGCCGTAATTTCTTCTTAGCTAATTCAAGGTATTGCCTAACCATTGATTTTTCCAAGTAAATGAACTTGTCAAACATATTGCCGGAAGAGTGAATCCAAATATTTTCCTGCGGATGTTCTCCCTCAAACTCTGTATTCATGGAAGGCGTGTTGATGTCAGCATCTATAATGAATACCTTATGCCCGTCCTGAGCAAGAAGCCTTGCTATGTTGGCCGTTGTTGTAGTCTTACCAACGCCACCTTTGCCAGAATATACGATAACTGCTTTCATGTCTTATTTTAATTATGATAAAAACATATAGCCCAATTGAACTCTGTCTGCTTCCTCTTTTGTGTCAAACATGAGTGTAGTCTCACAATCACATCCATAGCAAACTGCTTTCACCTTGAGCCACCATTTGAAATTGCCACTGTCATAATCATGGTAATATGGTTTTCCTATAATCTCAGTTACATAATGCTCTAATACATTCATGACCATGTACATTTATATCTCCGAATAATCGTTTCAAGAATGTTTTTATCCTTGTATGAATATCCTCCCCAGTGGTTTTCGTAATCATACTCAGCACTATGGAATCCAGCCCATAAATCCTTGGGATAGCGAAAGTTCCATATCAAGAAAATAATATAGTACAACACTATTACGGCTCCCTCTAAAAGAGTAAAAGCTAATACGATTATAAACCATAGTAGCTTGTGAATCTTTAAATACTTCATGCTTTATATAATAATTTCAATATATTACTCTTTTGCCTTGAAATTATAAATTGGACGAATAATCTTCTGAACTTCTACTGTTTCCTGAATTGCATCTATAATAGACTGCATTGGCTTATATGCCATTGGAGCTTCGTCCAAAGTGGCTTCGCAAACAGAGGATGAATACACATCACTCATCTCTTTTGCAAACTGTTCTATGGATAAGGATTCTTTTGCCTTTTTGCGTGACATCAAACGTCCGGCTCCATGAGGCGCAGAGAAATTCCAATCTGGATTGCCCTTACCCACGCAAATTAAAGAACCATCTCTCATATTCATCGGTATTATGAGTTTTTTTCCTTGGTTTGCTTGAACTGCACCTTTACGAAGGATTATTCCAGATGGGGCAAAGTCAATATAATTATGAACTGTATGGAAAGCGTGAGTGGGAATACTTGAATGTAATCCAAGTTCTGAAAGTACCAGATACGCTATGGTTTCACGGTTTAATCGGGCATACGTTTGAGTGATTTGCATGTCATATAGGTAGTTATCCTTCACCTCTCCGGTGATATATGCTAACCCATCAGATACAGGTTCAGGATTTATCTTGTTCAATTCGGTTTGAATATCTTTTGCGCGTCCTTCACTTTTCAAACGCTGGATAATTTCATTCCTGTCGATACCCCCTTTCCGACATAATGATTCTGCAATCTTTTGATAATATTGGCAAACACGAACACCAAGGTTACGACTTCCAGAATGAATTACAAGATACTTACACCCATCTTCATCCTCATTGAGTTCTATAAAATGATTTCCACCCCCAAGAGTTCCCAGTGCATTGTTTGCCTTATGTATGTCTATTGCTTGAACACATTTCAACTCTCTTAAACCGTCAAATGCAAAAACGGGAGAATTGTGAATGTTGTGTCCTGATGGCACCTTCTCATTTACTATATTGTCAAATTGTTCAAGGCTTATATCAACATTGCCCAATATTACTACAAACATACCACATCCGATGTCAACACCAACAAGGTTTGGAGTAACGGCCTCGTCTATGTACATCGTAGTTCCAATTGTACACCCCTTACCAGCATGAACATCTGGCATCACACGAATATGAGCGTGTTGATATGGCTTGAAATCAGCCAATCTCTGTATTTGAACCAAAGCCTCGTCTTCCAGAATATCTCCGAATATTTTTACATCTGCTCCAATAATATTCTTATGAATTTTCATTTTGTCAAAATTTATAATATTGCTCGTTTTTAGAACTACTATGTGATTTATTAATTCTACTAAAATCACTGAACAATTAATGGGAGGTTGCTAACACGAACCTCCCATTAATAACTATTTTTCCATTACAATCTCCCAATCTTCGGCAAACACGTCACTAATAGACGGTACCCATGAATCAGCGCGTCCAGTATTCTCATTGTAAATAAGACACTGGCTTGTATAGTCAATAAATCCTTTGCCTTTCAGAATAAGGTCTTTTGCTGATTGCGGAAGAGATTGCATCTTAGGGATAACATCACTATCAATATGTGCTGGAACCTGTTTGAACACCATTAATCCTTTTCCGTTCCAACCGCTTCTACGAATTGGAAAACCTGCTTTGAGAGCCATAATAGCCATACCAAAATTCATCTTTATTACTTTTGCACCATCAGAACCTTGCATACGCTGTATGCGAGTATCAAGAAGCCGTATATAATCGAACATAGTACAACACTGCATTTCCAGTAAACACTTGTTGTACATATCATTAACGACTTCATCCATTTTCCCTGAATCTATGAAAGCGGCTAACTTTACATATCTTCCATTGACTTCTTCGGCTTCTATCTGCATACGGTCAAGTGATGTATCGGCGAGTTTATACGCCTCCTCAAACGGTTCCGCTGGCGACCAACCCCCGTACCCGTTAGCATATTTAATGTGATAACCCATGCGCTTTGCATACTCTGCATCAGGCACTCTGCCAACTTGTAATAAACCTCTTTCATAAGCCTCGCCCATTGTCATAGGTTCAGCTTCAATCTGCTTTGTTCCAATATACTTTTTCATTTTTCTAAATTTTAATTGAAAATTGAACCGAAAATATCATCGTCTTGCAATAATTTTCGTCCAGAATAATCCTGTCGACCACAAGCGTTTCTGAGCAAATCCGCTTTGTCTGCATCTCTCATTGCGATTCGTAACATGGCAATCATCTTTGCTAAATCACGTTGACAAATGTCACTCCACAGGACATATATATCAGTTCCATATATGCCAAGCTCATCCAAATCTTTAATATATTCAAAACTGTTTCTGTATGGATAGACAGAACCTCCTTCTTTGATTAATAAGCAGCAAGCGTTCATTGCCCCAGGGTTTCCTTCGCTCAATTTCGCTACAACGCTTGTTAAATTATCATACATTGTAATTTTACCCATAACTTAGTATTTATGAAACTCTAAACCGAAACAAACCCTTATCATAAAGCGTTGAAAAAAGTTTATATTTCTATACACATTCAATCGGCTATGAGTTGCTTCGTGTTCTAAGTACCCCACAGGTATAGGGTATGATATTTTTGTTGTTCTCATTATGTTATTTCTTTTTTAGAAGTTTGCCACATCTAATGCAATACTCTCGATAATGCTTAGTATGATATTTATGAATATGCTTACTTCGTTTTTGACCACCCTTTCTCTTCATTCTGATATATGAAGCGTTATTCCATGTTATTCTATAAGGCTCATGCCCACAAAAGAAGCACACTATACGACAAAAAATATTCATTATGCTGGTGAAAGAATTTTGGACGGGGCATCTGATAACAATTTTTTTAAAGAAACCTCTGCTTCAGAATGCTCGTTTGCAATTAAAACAATAGTATCTAAATTCCAGGGTTCGTTGTTATCGTTGATAAATTCAACCGTATAATAGCCTGAAGAAATCCCTTGATCTGGGTCTTCCCAATATACTTGATTACCAACTTTTACAAAGTCATAAGCGTAATTATAATCAATAAAGTCATTATTGTCACAATCATCCAGCCATGTTCTTGGATAACACCAATTAATTTCTTGAAATAACGTATCACATATTTTGTGATTATACCCGCATATTTTCAACAAATCTTTATGTGAATACCAATCACATTCATCCTTAGAGCCACCGCATTCATATTCAACGTTACCAATAGTTATTGCATTATCTTCTCCAGCGTATTCTGGAACATAACATGGCGCATCCCAATTATTATTATAGGCTTCCTCGTCTTTGAAGATAAAACCATTGTCACTATTTCCGAACAAGAAAAATGGCTTACCGTCATGCCAATGCACTTCTCCTATATCGGCTATTCTTTTATTATCCATATTTAAGAGTTAAGTAATAGTGCTCACCAATCATTCAAGTCTTTGATGAGCACCAGATTCGTATTATTTGCTTCGCCACTCGTTCATCTTAGCTTCGATGTCAATACCATTGTTGGAAATCAACTCCTTCATTGCGCCAAACATACGCCAACCACCGCCATCTTTGTATTCTTCAGCCAATTTATCAAGCTCGCGAAGAGAGGATGATTCTGCCAGAGGTTTTCCTTTAGTACTGAGCATCCTGCAACCGTGAAACATGATCAGGTTTCGCATTGTAAAGTAACCTCCGGCACCTTTGTATGCGTCTTTAAATGCCGCACTCATCGGTAACTCATAAGGAGAATAAAACTCTTTTACACCTCGATAGAACTCTACAACGGCACGATAAAGGTCAGCCATATTTTCAGCATATCTCATCATCTGTTCCTGTTTTTCTAACGGACACAACACTTTCTTTCGCAAGTCTTCAACGAAAATATTAGTGCCATTGAGAGTGATATAAGGCACACCCTTACAACGCTTGCATTTCATTTTTCTCTTCTCAATATGCTCATTAAGCTGTTTGAGATAATCAGTAGCCATATCGCTGGCGACTTTCCTGTTAAACCAACGGTTACGCTGGATGAAGTTCTCTTGGTCAAGCATTTCCAACTTTGCCTGTACACGTATTTCCTCAATAAGCATCTCCCAGCTGTAACGGAACCCTTTTGCTTGAAGCGCTGCAAGGAAGCCTAAAGTCTTGCCGGTACGCCAGTGCTTCTGAGTGAGCATGTGAAATACTTGAGCCATGACCCATCTACGAAACAAACGTCGATTTGGAACCGTCCCGCCCTTAAAGATTGCAATGATGATTGGGTCATCGTCTGGCAAGAATGTCATACTCCCGTTTTCTATACGGGCAATAGATTCCACACCTTCTGCATTTGCAACTGCGAATAGATTTGTTACATCGATACCAGCGGCTTTCATAGCCTGAATTTTCTTTGATGCGTTCATTACTGTTTTATTTTTAGGATTTGAATTATTTTCTGATGCAAGTGGAAGCGTGACAGTTCCGAGTCCGCTGTCTTTCCCAATAGCGACACCAACTGCAAATGATTCATGTTCTGGAATTGCCATTTCTGCGCCACACTTAGGGCATACTACTTTTGTTTCTTTCATTCTTATTTATTTAATGATTGTTGAATTTTAATTTGTAATAACTCTTGCTCTTGCTTTTCAAGCTTTTGTTTTAGTTTACTAAATGATTGTTGATATTGTTTTAGCGCATTTCTTTGCATCAACACTTTATGTGTAATGGATTCAAATAAATCTTTAGTAGCTTTACAATCTGGATTTTCTGTTACTTTAGATATGATCGAATCAATATACTCTCTTAAATATTCAACTTTGGCATTAAGCGATTGATTTGTAATTTTCAATTGCTGGTTTTCCGTCTGAAGTAGTTTGTATCGTTTGCTTCTTTGAATGTCATACTCCTTAAATTTTTGAATAGCTAAACGCAATCGCTCTACTTCTGAAAGCCCATTCAAATCGTATGGTTTTCGTATCTCTATATTATCCATTGTCTTAATATTATTAGTGATTTATACTTGTCTGATTGCCAAAACCAATAACCCTTGGCAAACTCATCCCATATCAAGTCGCTATTGAGAATTGCAATTAGGAGATACAGTTCTAAACGCAATTGAGCAAGTTCACGGTTTTCGCCGTAGAGCATATCATCTTCAGATAGCTCGTGTTCGGGTAAGGCCCGGAAGTAGCGTCTGTATCTCGCTTCACTTCGAGCGGACGGGATGCTGTGGCGATACTGCCAATAAAAACCTTCTGCCATCACAAGTAGATCGTTAACAGGAAAGTTTGTGTCATATCCCAGACTGCCTTCATACTGACCCTCTTTGATGATGTATTTACCATCAATTACAAGGTCTCGCTTCTCCAAATTGATTCTGAAGGAAGAACCATTGTGGACTTTTTCTTGCGCTTCGTTCCAAATATTTTCCATTGAGAGTTGATTAAAAAGATGTATTCAAAATTTGTGACGTAGTTCTTTAATTGGATCGATAGACAACAGGATTTGAATCCGGGTGAAGTCAGGATATAATCCTGAGAGAACCCGGATGATTACAACCTGTTGCTTAAAACTCAAACTCCTTATACATCAGATGTTACGTTACATTGATATTATGCTCAGACTTTTGACACGTCACTTTATTGGTACTGATGTGGTGAGCGGGTTGGCACGCGTGCCGTAGGAACGCGTTCTTATACCAGCCACACTGAAATTACAGTCACTTGCATAATTGATACTGTGTTGTATTAAAGTCAATCTCATCAGCTTGGCACATTTCTTTATACGCTTCGATTTAAGAGCTGGACGCCGAAGGCGAGTAATCCAGGTTGCGTACCTGGATGGATGGCCTTCGTTTGGTCCAGCTCTAATAAAGTTGCTGCCTTGAATAACTAAATTTGTGCTTTAAGTGATTATGGTTCTCAAAATTGCGATACATTCCTTTACCGGTGTCGATGCGTGCGGCCAGACAAGCGGTGCAGCGCCGGCGAGGACTGTTGATAAACAGTAAACGCCGGCTCAAACGGCGGGTTTTGGCCGCAAAGCTAAACGTAGATTTCTTGAACCGGACCAGTTGCATTACTGAGATGTCTGAAACATGAGTTGCACATAACTTTACTGGTGTCGATAGAAAGAAGAATCGCCAGAATCGACGGGACGTGGAACTGGCAGGTAAGCCTGTAGAACGTCCCGTCGATTCTGGTTACAGTCTTCTGGATTAAAGTTCATGTTTCATAATCTATCCTGTGCGGATGCCCAAATATTTATGATTGTCAGGCGTTTTTGTATGATTCTGTAATTGTTTCGATGAGATAGATCATTCAGCATCGAGGAACGGTCCCAGGGAGCGTCACTGGGGACCTCAGCGATTGCCGAATGATCTATTCTGAAATAACCGCCATTCAATCACATTCTGCATACTCAGATAATCGAACAAGAGGTCATTCTTTCTTGTGTAGCTCTTTAATAATTTCGATATTTGAAGTATGTAGCCTCGACTAAGGTCATCTTGTGGGGAACATAGTTACTCTCAAGATTGAACAGAGTCGAGGGTTGCATACTTCGATATTGAATTGAAAGACATTCCCTTGTAGCCGTACACTCGGTTTCTGAAAGTCAGCGTTTATGGTGCATTTCTGTAATAATTTCGATATTGAGACGTCATTCTGTCCGCTTGAAGCTCAGGCGCAGGAGTCGGGTACGATTACAAGTCTGAGCTGAAACTGGACGGCGTTATGACGCCTAAATTGAATGAAGCGTTCTTCTTTCAGAATATTGCACTATTAAAGGCTTTCAACCAATGTTTCATAAGCTTCACGGCTCGTTAAAAGAGCGTTCCTCATGCAACAAATAGTCAAATATCCAGGAATCTTTTGTTCTGTCTTTTTTCGGTTGCTTTTGACATTTCTTCCCTGTCCGCGTTGTACGCAACCGTTAGATTTCGTCTTCACATATCCAAGACCTCCAATTTTCTTTTTGCCAGTTTTTACTGCTCTTAGGCAATCCATGATAAACTTATTCAACTCGTTTATGTCTTCAATAACATTGCAAATTGGAAGGACTTGTGTTGCCCAACTAAACTCCCCGTTACCTTTATAAAGGTAGCGATTTACAGAATTGGTTGCTTTGGTGAGCGTAATACTTTTCTGTTTAATTGTGCGGTGTTCTATTTCTTTTTGGAAATTTTTTATTCGAGACCCACTTAATGAAATAAATTCACCTTTAATGGAGAAGCCAAGAAACTTAAACCACTTTGTATGTGTAAGATACTCCACTTTCTTCGGATTAAGTTTCATTTCCATTTTAGCAAGTTCTTCTGTAAGTACATTCATAGCTGTTTCATATCCACTTCCAATAAAAAGCATATCGTCAGAATATCGAACATAGAAGCCATCAGTGTTCGTCAACTTCTCATCGATATGATAGAGAAGAACATCGGCCAACCATGAAGCAACGGCACATCCTTGTTTGAGAGACTGATACATTTGGAGCAGATTCCCTTTCGGATCGAAAAAATAATCGCTATGATAATATTTTCTCAACACATCTATCAATGCAGAATGCCCATATTTTTGTTCCACCATATCAAACGCACCATCAATAAACCGAATAGGAACACTGTCGAAATATTTACTAAGATCTGATTTCCAGCCGATAATCTCGCCTTTAGTTTCACAAATTTCCTTTGATACTTCTTGAACAATCTTACCGCAGCCGGTTCCTTTTTGATACGACTTGCAACGGGAATGAATCATTTCCGGAGTTAACTCAAAAAGAAGATCATTGGCAATACTCAGTAATATTCGGTCCATCGGTTCGTTAACATAAACCGTTCTAAACTCACCATTGTCTTTGGGAATTTGAGCGGTATGTGGAGGTGCAATTTCGTACTTGCCATCCTTGATAGCTTGGTACATTCGAGTTCTTATCTCAGGTTTAGCTAATTGACAAAGGTCTCGCCGACTTATGTCTTTTCCAACGCCTTTGTCAATTGCATACTCCCATCGAGGCATCTCGAAAAACTTTTCTAATATAATGTCTGTCATTTTATTCTTAGTATTTTTCAATACTTGTAATAGAAGCCTGAATATCACATACTTCCCCGTCCTCAAGAGGCATATCTTCAGTTTTCTGTATAGCTAATTGCAGGACATCTTCTTCAATTCCTGCAACCACTTCTACACGAAGTACTACATCATAATGTACATTCACGTAATATTTCTGTTTCATATCTATGTCAATTAAAACCACCGTAAAATTCGAGGTGTTTCCCAGTAATAATGCTTCTCAGGGTAAAACTCTCTAAGAGCCGAGATTATTTTACTTTTCAAAGCTGTGTTCTTGATGTATAATTGTTCTTTACTCAGAGTATAATCACGGGTTTTCTTTAATCCATGCAGCGAAAGTATAGATGGAATAAATTGCTCAAATTCAACGGTTTTTCCTGATTTATACGCCATGCTATTTTGATTTTTCACCCATTAAATCTACTGCCAAACCATTCGGACATCGTTCATCAAACCAATGCCAGACATCAAAACGAGATGTGCCGACAGGGAAACACAGGAAATCTTCTTCAATTTCGTCATCGTTATTAATAGGAATGTCGCCAAATAGTTGCCATAATTGAGGAAGCGTCATTAATTCCGTATGCTCTTCACAGATATGGCACCAATTGTCCTCCTCTTCTTCAGGATAGGAACACGCATCTGAAATTATGCGAGTATTGGGATTTACCCACATTTTTGTTTCAATATTGTTGCTTCCACAAACAGAACAATACAATGTTTCCAATGATTTTTCCATAAACTATGTTTTTTAGCCGGGCCAGAAAAACTGGCCCGGCAGTGAAGAATAAAGATTAAACTGATAGGGCTACAGCAGGGCGAACAACGTAAGCGTAGTACTTGCCATTGCTGTAGCTACCACCATTGTGGAAATCCACGAGCCACGAGTGATGAGCGGAGTGCTCAGTGGAAGACCAATACCACTCTTTTCTCATCGGAGAACCACCGACATCTTCCAGCGCTTTGTTGACTTCTTTAATGTTCAAGAGAATAAGGTGCAACTGAGCAAGAGACGGAATATACTGACCTTCCTTCAGACCAATTTCAGGATTGAGTAAATCACCATAATCCTTGGTGTTGGCTTCGCCATCCCAGTCTGTGATAGCATCAAAGAAGTCTGGGTGGAAGAACTTTTCAGAACCGCATGGGGTATCAGTAGTTAAAGCAATCTCTTCACCATCTGCGGCATCGTGGAGCGCAACCGTAGCAATTCTGTTTCCCATCTTAACTGCTACACCAATGACCTGACCTGCAATTGATTTCGGGTCATCAGTTACTGTAAGGTGTCCACCCTCCAGTACATAATAAATACCGTCTGACCAGAACTGCTGCTGGTAAGTCGGTGTGATTTCCTGTTCTCCACTAATTACAAAATTGAATACTTGTTTTGCTTTCTCGACATCGAAGTTAAGATTGGCTACAATCGCCATTTTGAGCTTCTGAATCTCTGTAAGATTTGTTTCCATTTTGATTTGATTTTTATGAATAAAAAGTTTTATATAAAAAGAAGTGGAAAGGCATACACTTTAACAGTGCTACCTTTCCACTTCCAGTTGATTTGAGAGATAAATTTGATGTTGGTTATGTGGTTACATCACTCACTTCATCCGTTTCTGGAATTTCGTCTATGATATACTCAAGATGTCCAAATTCTATGTCATCCAACCGCATTTCTTCATTACCATATTCTTTATCATATCCGTAAATCTCAAGGAAGCCATTCACGATTGCTACACGAGTAATGTAACAATCACAATTTGTTTCCCAATGACTGTCTCCAGCCATAACAATCGGTGCCTGAATACCTTCAATACCTCCTCCGTTTTCTGTCTGAAAACGAAATTCTCCACCATGAGCGAGCACGGCTTTTTTAAGTTCTTCTCGCTCTTGCGCTTCAATCTCTCTGTATTTTTTGTAAAAATCTGTATGCTTCATTGTTCTTTTGGTTCTGGTAAATGTTCAAGTATATCAAGAATACCACTCAACGGAATATGGTCAAGCTGAATAGTTTCTGTAATGTCTAAGCAACTGCGCTCATCAACACCGTAAAAGTTCAAACCATGTTCTCCAAGAACCACCGATGTCATATAAAAAGTCCCTTGCTTTCCTCGGTAATATGTATAAGCATCAACAAGAGGAAGTTCCAATTCGCTCAAATCATCAATTTTATCAAGCCTTTCATCATTTTCAGTGATGAAATAATATGCACCACCATGTGCCCTGATAGCATCAATTAACGTTTTATTAGCGTCATCTTCCAGTGAAAACCAACGCTCATTCAAATTGTCTATATTCATATTTATCAATTTATGGTTGCCAATCAGTATCAAGTTCGTAATCGCTTGTTGGTTCAAATGTGTTAATTGGTATTTCTTTATTTTCCATCATATCGTCAACAATAGAAATTGCTTCGTTTTCCGAAGTAGCAATCACTCGAATAGACCGGGCAAAATCCCAATGAATGTCCACGTTTATGTAATTGGGTGGTAACGGACATTCTCCGTCAAAACAGTTATACCATTTCAACAGAGTTTCTTCATTATCATATTTCTTCAGAGAGAGCTCAAAATACGTATTATTTTGACAAGATTGAATCTTTGACTCTGAAGCATTTGGTTCACCAGCAAGTCGTTCTTTTGCTAAAACAACAGCCTGTTCCCATATATTGTCTTCTTTAGCAAGTCTTTCGCAATAATCATCCCAAAAAGACGTAAAGAAATCACATACTTTTTCAGGCTTGATACCAAAACTGTTATTATAGTCAGAAACATACATGCTTCCGAGCGTTATTTCTTGACGGAGCGGCCACAGATATTCATCTTTCAGCCACCCGTCTTCATCGAAAAAATCCGAGTATTCCATAAACTATGTGTTTAATAATTGTGGATAAACGTCAAAATAGAAGCATTGGACAATAGTGAAATCTTCCACGCCCGAACCAACAAGAGCTATAAAATCATGTAATCCATCACAATAATAGAATATCTCATCATCTATCTCATCATAGACACCAGACGACAAAAAGATTCTAACTTCTACAGTTTCTTGTGTATCTTTCCATTTGATTGCACAATCGGCAAAATGAGGTTCATATCCGTTTTCTGTACAATATTTTGTGTACATACTATTTATTGTGGCTTCCAAAGCACATTCTTTCGCGTGCTGAATTAAACAGCGATAAATTTGTTCTCCAAGTTCATCCCAGGCAATCATTTGCTGGAGATTTTCATCATAATTGGCTATTTCACCAGCGAAAAAACAAGCTTGGTCACGAATTTCATCAGCAATTTTAAGACGTTTTTGCTCATCCGGTTCGTGCTGATAATCTTCGATAAGCTGAGAAACTGGAATGTCATATTCGCCACATACTTGGCATATATAATCCATACCATTTGGACCTTCATCAAACAGGTCTATTTCTTCTCCATTAGGAAGTGAAAGTAACAGTTTCATAGACGTAATATGTTATATAATACAACCAGAATCACAAATCTTCAAAATTCAGGCACAATTGATACTTCTTATCAAGCTCCTTTCGCTTCAGTTCTTTGTCATATTCATCCGCATGTGTCAGGAACTCTTCTTTGTATTCTTCCCATTCCCATTGGTCAGGGTAACGCAATGGATGTTCATCTGCATATTTTGTGTAAATACTTCCGAATTGTTCATAGAGATTCCATTCGTCTTTTGCTATATCTGTAATCGGATTAACACAATGTAAATCTGTATTGCACTCAACGTATTCATACATATTGTAATTAAATTCATCAAACCATTCAGGGTCAATAAGCTGCATCAAATACCCAATCATATAGCTGACATAATGATTGTTGTCTGGATCAACTATCAATCCGAACCATTCCTCTATATCATTGCTCATCCAACTCCAAAAACCACTACAACTTGTATGGTTACGGCGAATAATATCTGCCAGTTCTGTGCGATATTTAGGGTCGTTGGCTATATCGCCTATACGTTTAACCATAGCATCATAATCGCCTATCTCAATAGTTGCATATATCTCATCCGTACTAAAATTGTACTCTCTTGGAGATGATACACAAGACTTAATCAATTTTATATCCAGTTCTAACAAAGCATTTATCTGATCTACATATTCTGTAGCAAACAATTTTCCAACTTCTTCACGATAATTCTCAGGAAATCCCCAATCCTCTATCATGTGGAGGCTTTCAAAATCTTCATACTCCCCGTACTTCATTTCGTGGGTTTTTGTCCATTCGTTCTCGCTTTGGTCCCAAATTCCTTGATAGAATCCAGTAAAACCAAGCACTTTAATGTCTATTGTCGTTTTCATATTTCAAAAGCTTTCTGGATAAAGAGTTCTGGCAATGTTATAAGCAAGTTCTTCATAACAAAACCAACAGATAAACGTATAATGAGGCAGTCTACTACTGTTTCTTACAGGTTCACCTAAACTTTCTTCAAAGTCTTCTACAAAATTTTCCATATCGTCAATATGCCGGATGTAAAACTCCTTACAATCGGAATGGTAAATAAACATACCAATCATACCGGAGGAGCAGCCACCATAAGAAAGGTCATGGAAAAATCCATGTGGTGTATCGTAATTTTCAGAATGACCAGCCATGTCTTCTATAAGCTCATCTACAAAATCATATTTTTCAGTGTATGCTTGCTTAAACATGCCAATCAAAAATGTTTCAGTGTCTGGAAGGTCGTCAGCAAGAATAGAACGGTCTGCACGGTAGCCAAAGAAGTGCTCGTAAATCTCCTCCGCATCCTCCTCACCCTTAGCCATCAGCCAATCGTAAGGTGTTTCTCCTTCATCGAGATAATCCTCAATGGTTTCTTCCTCGCCAATAAATAACTCCATCAGGCGTTTTGAGTCGTCTTGGTGGTCTTCAATGTATTGCGTCCACCAACTAAATACATATTGTTCAAATGTCTGTTCCATGTTTTTAAGAATTTGGTTGTTCCCAAAGTATTTCTTTGTTATTCGCTTCAGACAAAGCATCAGACAAATTCTTTATCATTTGTTCGCACTGCTCCATATCTTTCACGACATCAGTAAGGCGATACGGCGCTCCCTTTTTGCCATGCCCATCAGGGCCGACCCAAAGCATAGCTTCCTCGTCTGGGTCATACCCTTCATAGTAATTATCAACTTCCTCTATCAGGGTATAGATGTCATAATTTTGCATCGTAGCCCAGAAACAAAAGTCTTGTCCAAAATCGGTGTACTGGGAGAATGTAAACTCAACATCATCACCATTGATTTCAGTGCTCACGGAAAATCCTTGACTTTCCGCGATTTCTATAATGCGGTCAATAAACTCTTGCTTATTCATAGTTACTGATATTTACGATATTCTTCAACTTGGTCAATATAGTCCATGCTGTTCCACCAATCCATAAAATCTTCAGTAGCCTGGTCCCAATCGCATTCGGTTTCGCCATCCTCGTTGATGCTTTCGTAGTCTTCGATTTTTAACCCGGCAATAGCGAATAATGAATTGTAATCAGTTGAGGTTTCTTCTGCCCATTCTTGTGCTTCAGCAACCTCTGTTTCTGTAATATCAGCTTCCAGGTGTTCCGCATCGGTATAACCCAGCCATTGACATATAGTATCAAAGTCAAACCAGAAAAAATCATTGATAGCCGTATCAGACCAACCGTCAGCAGGTTCTATTTCCTCCATCATTTGCTCTACCGTATCAAATTGCTCACTGGTCAACAGGTCAGCACGGTCTTTGCCTCCGCTCCAAAATTGGAAGTTACCGAGGCTGTCTTCTACAAAATATTTCATATTATTTTTTACTTATTTCGTCCAAAATTCGTTGCATCTTAGCTCTTACTCCAGCTGGGGAGTCAAAAAATCCCCATCCATTTTTTATTTCCTCGTCCGAAAACTCATGGATATACGTCAACAGCCCAACTCTTAGTGCTTCGATAACATAAACGCTTGCAAGTGAATTTCCATCCAAATTGCAAGCGTTTACTATTTTCTGCTCATTAGTAAGCGTTTTTTTCTGTCTCATCGCTAATCAGTGATTAAAGTATTGATAAGCCACATCAATTGCAGCCTGACATGCTCGCTTGGTGCGGTATTTCCCGTGACATAGGTATGTACTCCAGCAATGACGCTGGGTGTCATAAACGCACCACCATTGCTTTCCGTCAATAGCAATGCGTTTTTCAGGGATAAAACGAGGAGTGTCCATTTTATGCTACTTCTTTTAATCCGTGCTCAGAAATCACTTCGTTAATGAGCTCTTCTGTTTCCATAAAGAATCCCCAACATGAATGAATCTCTTCCCAGTCAAAATCATCTTCGTCTTCACGATTTGGGTCTTGGAAATGCTTCGTATATAACACTTTCTCTTCCAGGACATAGCCTTTGACATCACCCCACATCCACATGCCGATTTCTTTGACTTCTTCATCTATACATTGAATAGCACCTTCTCGCCAGTCAATGTCAGTTCTACCACACATTTCGTTATATCGTTCTTTCGTAACATAGGTAATACCATACAAATAATCACCCTGAGAATATCCAGTAGAACTCCATTCCTTAATCACCAAATCTTTGGCACAATCACGGATTAGATCAATCAAGTCATCTTTTTCCAGACACTCCGTTAACTCTGCACGATAATCATGGTGTTTCAAATCATACGGAGTAAATTCATATTCTGTGCTCCAATACAATTTATCGGTTGCATTATTCCTACATTCTATCTGTAATTCCCAAAGACGAGAAGATTTATTATATATAAATCGGACACCAGAAATGCTTTCACGTTTAAGGTATGTAATGATGTCTTTTTGTTTCACCACTTTGCTTGCCATGTAGTGCAAAGATTCTTCCAAAGAATGATTGTTGTCCGAGAAAAAGTCACTCCAATCACACTCCTTATGCAGTCTATGCAAGTATCTATCAGAGTATTCAAACAAATACCGACCACACATGTCACAGTTTGTTATCGGGCATTCGGCATCTGTATCGTAATATATTTTGATACGATAATTGCCAATTTCCTTCATTTCTATCAATGATCTTTCAACCATAATCACGTTACTTTTATTTATTGCGGAGAGGATATAAAAATGCCGCAGCCCAACCAAGCGAACTGCGGCACCAATCAAAACTCTCAAACACACAATTTCTAATCATTTAAAGGCTCACCTGTAATAATTGACATTGCTATCCGATGAGCACGAATCATTCCTTCACGATAACCACGTGGATAGCCCTCACGATTGCTTAACCAATATGGAATGTTCTCAGCCCACTCACGAATTTTGGCTAAGATTTGCGCTTCAGAACGTTCATCGGTGTTCTCATGGAATATCTTCTTCTCACCATTGTAATGTTCCATAATCCATTCCAGCAGCAACTCACGATTGCGGTCATCAAGCTCAGCATAAAACTTCACAAGATAGGAATTGGTGTCTGTATCATTGATAGCAGTACACCATTTCTGATACATGTGGTCAAAGTTACAAGTCCACCGTACTTCAGCCAAAAATTGAGGCACGGCACCGGTTCTCCGGTCGCCATTAGCAGCAACCCATTCATGTTGAATACATTGGTAATTCCATCCAAAGAACACCCATTTGTTGATGGCTTTGATAGCCGTTTTTATTGATTCTGTCATACGCAATCCTCCTGTTTTATGAAATATTTTACGGTACGACCACATTTTGAGTCATAATTGTAATACATATAATTGTTTACATAGTTGTCAAATTACCGATCGCTTTTTGTCCAGCTTTTAGATATAGAATACAATGCGCGCCACGCATTTTCAAGTCTCATTCTATCCGGTATTAGACAAATCGTCTTGCCTTCACCGAATTTTATCCTGGCTTTGCGCTTATCAATACGCACATATTTGACTCCTTTATCTATGTATTCTTCTTGTTGCATAACAATACCACTTTAAGTGTGAGAAGCCCATCCATATCGAGGTTCAAGCTGAATGGAACCATTTGTCTGGTAGCCATTTCCAGGCCAGCCGTGAAAGATTATGCCGCCATTCAACCGGCATTCCCCATTAACCATTTCTGCAAAAGAGAACTCATTATATCGTTCATTATACCAAATAGAAACCTTATGGGATTTCGCTTGCTGGCGATAGTTGTGAAAACGCTTAATGCAATTCAATAAACTATCATCATCATGATTACGACAATCCTGAATAAGTCCTTTTAATTTACTGAGAGATATACCACCAATTTCCACTGACACTTTGAATTTAGTGGGGATCTTTTCATGTTCTTGCCCCCATGCAGTAACAGCCATTTCAATGGCATCTATTGTGATATTACGTGCTTGTTCCAAACCGATTTGAACCACATCATCCTTGGTTACGAAATAAATATCTTCAGTAACCTGACTGCATCTGGGCCACAAATAAGCGTGAATCCAGCTATTTTGTTGTGCAATATCATATCGAAACGCTTCATTCTCAAAGTAATCCTTTCTGATTTCGGACAAACGAATAAGATAAGTGTGCGACCGGTGTACCATCCACAAAAAAGGGAAAGCTTTCACGCCTTTCTTTATGATATATTCTTTGTCGTACTTTTCAAAATCCGACTGGAATGCGATCATGTTGTTAGCCACAATCTCAGCCATTTTGTTTAATATATCTGTTACCATATTATTCAAATGCTTATTGTTTTACGATATGATAGCTCTCCAGTGAACCCGCGTCTACGCAACTCACCACACAAAGCTTCATCCGATAATTCTGACATATCTACAGAATTACTTCTTGATGTCTTAGTCTTTGTAAATCCATGTTTTTTACATGTATTGCACCGGTATGAAAGACCGTCAGCAGCTTTTGCATTTTTAGCAAATTCAGATATTGGTAGTGTTTTACCACACACTCCACATATTTTTGTCTGTTCCATATATTACTTATCTTCTATTGTCATTAAGGGTTTTATGGCTTTAAGACCACATCTTGAACTCCATCTACCCATAGTGCTTCGTTCAGGATTAAGGTCAGGATGTTGACATGCCCAAGCAACGATTTCACCAAACAAGCCATCTTTGAGCCATTTCTCATTAGAATATTCTTCTATAACTTTCTCAACCTCTTTTCTCTTGTCCCCATTGACTATCAAATACATGACTCCTATTCCATCTGCTCCTTTGAGCACTACGGCGGTTTCGTGAAGGTTTGTTGCATAACTGATATATCCCACACCAAGGTCAAGAATAGTATTATGTGCAAATATCTTTGTACCGCAAAAATCTATCGGCTTCTGCGCTTCAAACTTCTTTTCCATTCTCTTTAATTTGATTGATGAACCATATCAAGTTTTTTCTGCATGGCAGTAGCATGTGTTTTCCACCATAATTTGTACACTGGAGTTTCAATCCCAAAGTAGCGCTTCCAGAAGTGTTTTGCAATCCACAACAAGCTCTTAATTATGATACGCAAGATTGCAATCAAAATATCATGCGTAAGTTTGGATATGTAAGATGTTGATTTTTGATTATTTTTCATATCGTCGATGTTTTTGCCTGATTTTATTGATTTATATCGCGTTTTCATTTTCTTTTCTTCTGAGGATAAGCATAGTTTTTATACACACCATTGCTTGTGCAAGTGGCAACTTTTACTGCTTTGTGAGAAATTCCCCACGCTTTGTATGTTACTGTTTTCATAAATTTTTGGGTATAAAAATAGCCACAACCAGATTACTCCGATTGTGGCTATTGACATGATTATGATTAATTTACAACGCTGCTAATATTTTCCTTGCTCTCGCTTCAACTTTATATTCAAGCACAAGTTTCTCAGATTTAATCCTTTGAGTTCGCGCTTCCTCGAATGTAATACGACATCTACCGGCTTTCTTGCTACGAATAGGTCGAGCAAGGTCATTGAACTCACGTTCCTTGCGTCTTGCGATTCGGATTCGATTATACTCGTCATCACTCATTTCTATATCGTAATTAGACTTGGCTTTGGCGTTGACAGGAATAAGGCAAGCGTATATTGCTTTCCAATTATCCCAAGTGATTACGCGACTTATGTTCACGAAGAACATAGCAACTCCTTGCTTCAGCATTATCCCCAAATGGCGGGCAAAAATTTCGCTGCGCTCCATGTGTTCAACAATCGCATGTTTGCCTTTAATACATACAATCACGTTTTCACGAGTATGTGCAAGAGTTTCCATTTGCTTCCAGAAACCAACAGACAGTTCAACATTATGTTCTGCTGCGAATTTGTACAGGTCATCACGTTGAAAATCGAGCAAGCTGGGAGCGTATTTATCTGCATTGCTTTCAGAAGTTGCAACCGCTTTGATAGCATTAATTTGCTGAGCGGAAAATAAGTCTTTGAATGTTGCCATTGTCGTATTAAAAACCGGCTCCTTGGACCGGGGGAAAATTTTGGAAAGTCACGCGTTTAGGGCTTTTGCCACATAACAACGCATAATAAGTGGACACAAACGTTATGCAAGCGCAGCACATGTATGTATGCGTGTCGCAAGTGGACACGTTACCTGTGTGGGCTTGACGCATCGTGGACGCGCATACTTGCATAAGAAAGCCACCCAACCCAAAGGGCTGAGTGGCAATCGTATTGAGGTTATGTTATGCAGCTTGTTCATTGGTTTGCACTGCACTTGTTTCGGGTGCTTTTTCCTGTGCAGGAGCTTCGTTTGCATTGCCCACAGCAGCGTTATACATGCTTTCAGCCTTAGCGAGAATAGACGTGCGGAGGTTAGCTTGTTTTGCGATAGCCTTTGCAGTTGTTTTAAGCAAAGCGGAAAGCGTTTCACCCTCAGCTGTAAGCAAAGGCGAGGTCTTTTTTACGTTGAGGCTTGTGTGTCGGAGTAACAAACCGTCGTCAAGTGTGAGAGCGTTTTTAAGTTTGCCATCGCTATCGGTCTTGTACACTACGTTACCTGCAAGCCAACGTGTGAACGTGCTCTTTGCGGTTAATTTCGTTTCAATCTCTTCACCATTCACAACAACGATTTTGAACGCTGTGGCAAAGCCGTTACGCTCTTGTGCGTCTGCCACCATGAGAGCGAGCAAGGGAAGCAATATACCGTCACCTGATGCACGACGTACTCCCTCAATCGCCATAAACTCGGTTGTTTCTTTCATTTCACCGTCGATGCGTTTCTTTGCGTTACGCAGGAGCACCGCTGCATTTGCGGGCATTGTGTTCACGTTAAGTTCACCAAAAGTTACGTTGAACTTGATTTCGTTTGCGCTGTTTGACTTGTTAGTTTTAGCCATAATCATGTCGGCTCGGTCCTTGCACCTATGTGTAGCCCACACACCGCCTTTCGTGTGTCAGGTGATTAAAATTTACGCTTGACTCTGCTTGTCGCATTGCTACAAAATGCGGTTTTCGCCTTGTCACGAACGGACATAGTTATGACCTATGTCGGGAGCATTAAGCGTGTCAGCATGATATGCAGTTTAGACCCTGTTACCCTACGTGTACTCAATATGTCAGACATAAATTTCCACCACTCTCCGAGGGCTATCTTGTGCTCACGTCGTATGCCATAAGGCTCGTACAACGCTTGTCGCATATCAATCATTTCAAAGAACTTGTGTCGTACTCTCGAACACCTGCCGATGTCGATTTCGGACGCTGCAAATATGGGGTTGTAATGCACTGATTTCCAAACATTTTTGAAAGAAATTTTTGAAAAACTTAGCGCATGAGGCGAAGCCGGCGCGCGAAAAGTTTCGTGGGCAAGGAGGCGCAAAAATGGGTGCGTTCACATGACATGGGCATGGACGCCTCATAGTGGGCGTACCCATTTTGCGCACCCACCTCCAGACGACATGAGCGCCCATGAATCGCTCTCGAAGATGTGGCCACACGTACCTCATGGGCGCTCATAATTTCACGCAATAATGGGCGCCCATCTTGCATTATCTGCACGCCCAAATATATTGCACACATGGATGTACATTCGTACCCACATATCCACACAAAATATGGGCATCCTCACACACCCAAACATACCCACATTTTACCCACGCCAGCCCACAAATTTCGGACGCCCAAACATGGCGGTGGACTCACACGTTCAGGCAAATTTTGAGTGCCCACGAGTTGCATGGGTAGCCATGAATTATGTTGGGCTCTCACGATATTGCGCAACCACACACAAACATGGACACGCAATATCTGTCGGCTTTGGGTGCCCATGTTTGTGTGTGGTCTTCCATGAATTGTGAGCAGCCACGCAATATTTGTGGATGCACACAATCGCAAAGTACACGCCCACAAGATTTTATGGGTGCTCACATATTATGAGTGGGCTCACACAAGTTATATATGAGCACCCATACATTACGCATGGTCGCCCAAACATGTGGCAATATTCACGCATTTATGGGCGACCACGATATTGTGTGTGGTCTCCCATGATATTGCAGTGGGCACTCACAATACCGCTTGCACGACCACGACGGTTTGTGGATGCACAATAACCGTAGCGCATGGGCACCCAGGAAAAATTTGAAGCCTCATGCGTTTTGCTGGACAGCCACGAACTGCCGATGGGCACCCACACGGCGCTATATGGACGCGTATGTCATGCACGTGCACGCCCATACCTGTACACGCTATGCACACAGTGTGGGCATGGGCGCGTATATGTATGCGCACGAAAATATGTGGGCACGCATTATGCACGCCCACGCACGTAGAAACGGCAAAACCCCGACCCCTTTGGGGTCGAGGCGATTTGGTAGCCGGTGTGGTCTGTGGCTTTATAGCAAAGCTATAACGGCTTGAACGAGAGATTTCGCTTGTTTCGGTTCGGCTTTGCCGACAAGTTTATCAAAATCACCCGAAGGGTGGAGGCTGAGGAAAACCGTCTTTGCGACCTCTTCGAGGTCGAGGGTTGCAAGTGCAGTGTCTTTGGCGTGTTTGTAGCCCTTTTTGCTGGCAAAGCCAGCAAGCAGCGAGTACGAGTAGGGTCGGATATTCGGTTGCATCTTCGATGCAAGTTTTTGGACTTTGCCGTTCTTGTCGGTTGTTTTGCCAAAGGCAAAGCCTTCGTTTTCGTCTTTCCCAAAGGCTTCGCCTTTGACTGCCATTGCAAGGAGCTTGGCGGTGTGGTCAAAGACCACAGCCCACATTTCGCGGGTTTCTACTACCCTTTGGGTAGTAGCGGTTGTGGTTGTGGACTGAGATTTAACAACTTCGTTGTTAGCGACTACGTTTGCGGATGTTTTTGCTGATTTTGCCATGATGTTGAAAATTTTGATTTTGCCGAAACCCGTCGGCGGCGGTTTGTCGATGTTGACGGTGCAAAGTTAGGGCTGACACTCAAGGCGTCACGACACGTAGCTTCGCCTGTTTCCGCAGGCATTATGCGCAGGAGAAAGGGCGTGTGAGCTTCCTGTGCGTCCGTGCGGTGTTGTGCAGCCACACGAGAGCGTCATACGCTCCCACATACGGGGTTGTTTATCGCGTACAAGTGGGTGCATTATGGGCGCACACTCGTAACGGGCTGACGCTCAGGCACTACCACACACGCATTATGGGCGCACAGTAGTCGCAAGCTGGGTGCGGATGGGAGTCTGCGTGTAAGGGCAATTTTCGTAGAAAATTGGGTTGATTTTCGGAGTGTCCCGACCTGCCCACGCTCGTGTGTGTATGCCCATGTGTGGGAGTGGGCACGTAAACCCGTAGGGTTTCACTTTGTGCAAAAGTGAAAGTTATAAAGCGTTGAAAATCAGCGATATTTAAAGCGTAACGATAGCAAAGACAGGAGCACAAGCAAGTTTTGCACCCCAAAGGGGTGCAAGCGTGCAAAAACGAAAAATACGAGGGAGGGTGTGCATGGTGATGGGGATTCCATATATATACTACGCCCCAATTTTTCAAATCTGTTTTTCTTAACATGATTACTGAGAGTCTAAGCCATGTTCCGTTTCTGCTATTTCATGTTAAGTTGAAATCTTCCAGTTACACATTATTATATATAACATGTGCCATCCCCGGACATGTTGCCATAAATTTTAATTGTTGCCACATAAAACGCTTAAACATACAAATTCTAAAATTTTCCCCAGAACCGATATTTCAAATCCGTTTTTGACAATATCTCCATCAAAATCCGACATCTATTCGCATACTTTTGAAAATTATACTTACCTTTGTCTAAAAATTGATATATTCATAATCCTAAAACAATGAAATCACAGTTTCAGACACTATCATTTTTGTCTAATTATGTCCCAAAAACGCAATTAGACTCTGAATTTATAAATTCATTCTTGGTACAACGCTTCCAGATTACCCCAAAAACGCCCGTGTTTTCCCCTAATTCCGATTCAAACACGATAGATGTGCAATCTTTCATCCAATGGTTTGAAAATGGCTTAAACGCGCTTAAAATCGCTTGTTTCAAAAATGAGATTGTTTTACTGGGTAATTGCACTCTTCAGACATGTGAAATCATTGGAACGCTCCTTGAAGACGGGTCCATAAGTACCGAAATCCGCTCCGTAGCACCTGAAGAAATATCCGAAGCCTCTGAAAACGATTCCCATAAATTCTATGATGCCCTTTTTGCCAGCAATCTTCAACCTGACCCAATTAAACTAAAGCTTGTTCCCAAATACATTCCCCAAAATGGAGACCGAGTGATATTCTATGACTATTCACTGGAAACTCAAGGTGTCGGGGTAATGCACCACATAGACTCTGAACATGATGTGATGTTCTATTGTTACTTTACCTATCCGACATCGAACCGTCCTAAGCAGATTGGTTATTCTCTTTGGGAAACTCCCGGATATGACATACGTACTATGGTATTCGAGAGCATCAACAAGGAAAACATACAGACCACACTGGGAAACTCAACCAGTTGTTTTCGCCGTCTTGGAAGAGAACTGGAAAAGGTCGGAAAAGTGTGGAAAGACAAATTGCTAAGAATCGAACCGCTGAAAGTTGAGTTGCCGGTAGGAAGCAAATACTTCTACATTTCAGACAAAATGGAAGTTAGGACGGAAACAGAGAAAGGAACCCCGACATCGCATCTCCGCTATCTTGCCGGGAACTATTTTACGACACATAAATCAGCTATGCTAATGCTTGCTCAATTCAACGCCAAGCTAAGAGATTATCTTGCATCTGATGAATGGCCAGAAATTATAGAAAAGGATTAAAATAAAAACGACCGGCGATATTGGATGAAACCATTTGCCGGTCGTTGTTTTTGCAGACACATTACTGGAGTGCTTCATGTGCTATCGTATCTGTGTAGCCATTCCGCTCATTCCACTCTACCACATTCTCCGCTGAAAAAATATATGCTTTTTTGTGTACTCCATCACAAGGCTTGTATTTGTTGCATAGAACGCCTGTGAACTCGTTATACCTCACGGATGATAAATTGTAGCACCAAGGCTTTAAAAGATGATCTGGAAGCCCGCCACCGCTTTCTAAGACTGTTCCTTTGCCGTCTGTGAACTCATCAATGATATTATCATCACCTGAGACAACAAAATCACGATAGAACTCCTTGATTGCAGATTCCATTGGAGATAGACTGGTGTCATCGGCAGACAAAATGAAATTGATAAGTTTTTTATTCTGGGAGTTCTTAGTCTTCTTGTCAACCTTACCTCCTTTGTTTGGAGTGAACACATCGTTTGCCTCTATATCGTAGAACCGGTCAATTGCAACTTTCAATGCCGGAACCGATTTATCTTGCATAGTACATGGGCTCCACTGGAAGATTTCGTATGGATTGAAATCCTGGAATGTCGTAAACCCAAAGCTTACTTCCCATTCATTGTCATCTCCATACACATACTTGCCTTGCTCGATTGCACCAATCATATCTTCATACACATTCTGGGCAATCGAATATATCTCGTCCTGTGGTAGTGCGGCACCGATCATCTCTTTCCAATCTAACAGCTGGGGTTCATCTTCTATCTCGCCTTCTTCATTGATTCTTGTTGAGGGATGGTAGTGTTCGCAGTAAAGGTCAAAGATACCCCACCAAAATTGATAGATGAAAAAATCTACTGGGGATTTCACAACCTCATCAAGACAGTCGACAATCTCTTTGGCCCTTTCGACTTTTATGAATGGTTTGTTACGATAAGAGTTCTTTGCCCTCATTGCCCGTTCTGCTCTTTTTAATTTTTGCTGGGAAATATCATCAATATCCATGAAATCTTCTTTAATCTTTTCTGAAGGTTCATCAAGGTCTATAACCTCAACCTTTCCGAAACCCTCAAAACTTTTTTGAATATTTTGCTGGAAGTTTTCGTTTTCTTCTTCTGTCTGAATCTCGTTTTTTAGAGGGTTGCCCCCTTTATTATTATTTTTATTATTATATATTATTACTGTATTGCAGAAGTGCAACACTTTTGAGGCTAAAAGTTGCAGAAGTGCAACATTCGATATTGCAGAAGTGCAACACTTTTCAGACCCAAAAATCGAGTTTTTTGGGAAATTTCCAGTCTCAAATGCTACTTTTATGGCTTCAATTACCCCATGTTGCAAAAGTGCAACATCTAATGTCTCAGAAAACATTGCAAAAGTGCAATATGTGTTGCAGAAGTGCAATGTTTTTGCTATCTCTTGTGAGAAATGTTGCACTTCTGCAATATTTTCAACTTCTGAACTTGAATATGTTGCAGAAGTGCAATACTGCATCGAAATGGAACTGCCGGAAACTCCAACCAATTCAGAGCGACATTGCACTTCTGCAACAATTCCGTAATTTTCTAATACTTGTATGCCATTTTTGGAAAATTCTTCAGCGAATTTTTCCTTGTCTGACTTGTTGAGCAATTCGTAGTATTGCACAAGTGCAACATATTGGTCGCACATCATAGATATTCCGTTCTTGTGTCTTTTAATTAAACCAAGTGCTTCCAGCCGTTCAAGCGATGCCGGTACGGTTCTATACACATTGAGTCCAGACATATATCCAAGTTGTCTTTGGGATAATATGATTGTTTGGTTATCAAGAGAGTTTGCCAACTGTTTCCTGACAATATCAAGTAAACATTGAAATAGCAATCGGTCCGATGTATTTGGGATAAGCTGATTGTTCGCATGATAATGCAGTCCATATCCAGCTACTTGCGGTTTGTTCTGTTTCATATCATTTCTGCTTTATAATTTCTTGAATATTCTTTATGATGTTGATACATTCCTGAGCTTTTTCGTAATCTTCATTTCTTAATGCCCGTTCTTTAATTTCATTGATGAACGGTATCATACAGACCGCGATATTTTTCAATGTGTATGATGTGTGATTCATAAACTCACCAGTAGTGATGAAGGATTGGTTGAGGGCATTGCACATCTCATTGATAGCTTTTATTGTATTGACTTCTTGCTCATGGGTGTGTTCGTGGTTTGCTTCAATGTCTTTAAGAGCACCGCTAATAGCATCCATGACCTGAATCATCTGTTGCTGGTGGAACTTAATAGTAAGTGTATTCCAGAGAATTACTATCACAGCAACTAAAATAATTGTATTAATCATTGTTGAGTCCATATTTGTTTATGAAGCTTGGGCAGTTTTCACCGCCAATTTGATAATCTTTTGGAACTATATTCCACGGTTCAGCCGGTTCTGCGATGTCAGCCCGGTACCACAAGCAATGGTAGCGGTCAAAGCAACCTTTTGACAAACACATTTCAGCCTCATACCTGATAATTCTACGGTATTCGTCTCTCGTGATGAATTTATATTGGTCTGGAACCAGTTTTGACAGTCTTGAGGGAATTGTTCCTCGAAGTAGCATGTCTGTGATTGCATATACTTCCTTGGTGCCAACCTTTATTACAAATTTCAGCGCTATAGCTCTGGTCTTTCTGAATGGCAGTCGCTTGAATGGAGCGTTCAGTTTGTATAGCTTTCCACTTATAACAAATGTATCTGGCTCCGGGTTATTCAATCTATTCATCCAGTAGGCGCAGTCAAAGCATATTTGCTCGTTCCGCATTTTTGAAACAAGCGGATTATTGATCGAGCGGAAGGACTCAAGGTCTTCTTGCTTTCCGCAATGAGAACAAGTGATAAATGTATGTGCCATGCCCTTATAAGAGGTAACAACCCGATATGTGTGAGTGGAATATAATTATGAAAGGGCACAGCTGTGTGTGCTTCAATTGAATTGCCTTTGATTAAAGGCTGATAGAGGCATATATACTGGCAACCTCTTCTTGGGTAATTCCGATATATGTTTTAGTAACCTGAATGGAACTGTGATTGAGAATCTTGTTAAGTAGAATCAGGCTTTCCGCACTGTGTCCACTTGCGTCATAGACATACCTACCAAAAGTTTTGCGGAATGTGTGAGTGGAAAAATTATCAATGTGAAGTCTATATTTACATTTGAACTCTTTCAGCTTCATGTTTACGTACTGGATAGTTATTGGCTTGTCGCCTTGAGGGGAAGCCATAATGTAATCATTCTTATCCGGGCATTCCAGAAGATGCCATAATTCATTGAAACTTTTTTGCACAGAAGGGTTGAATGGAATTTGACGTGTTTTTTTAGTTTTTTGCTCAATTATGGTAATTGATGAAACTCCTAAGATGTCTTTCCATCTGAAATTTAAAGTGTCTGATGCCCTGCAAGCTGTACAAAACGATAAGCGTGCATACATTTCCCAACGATATTCTTCATCCTTATGAAGGCAATCGAGTAATCTTGTGAACTCATCATAGGGAAGATGGTCACTGGTTGTAATCTGATTTTTCTGTCCCATAATAATTATACTTTCATTTTTGTTTTGCAAAGTTACATAATGAAATTATAAAAGCAAAAGATTTTATTTAAAACTATCCTTTTGCATTAAAATTTTATCCAAACAGAAAACCACCGGCTGGTATTAGATACAACAGCCGGTGGTATAATTAGTCTATATCAATTCAAAGTTCTTTGAATGTTTCAATGGTAAATATTGGTATTCCAAGAGATTTTGCCTTTATTGTCTTGCTTGATGATGAGTCAATGTCTACTACGATTAGATGTGTGGTTTTCTTGGACACACCGCTGACAACTTCACCGCCTTGAGCGACTATTTCCGATTCCAGATCTTTATCTCGTACACCAGTGAAACATATTTTCATTCCAGTATATTTGTCTCCTATTGGCTTGGGTTTTTCTTCCATAGGTAGGATTTTTAATTTGTTGAGAGCAACAAACTCATAGAATGGAGCGATACCTTTGAAGAAAGATTGCGATGTTTTGTTTAAGGCAAGAAACTGAGGCATCTGTTCAAAGTTGTCTTCAGTAAACACATACCCGTTAATAAAGGCAAAACGGTCATTTTCGGATAGACTTGAAATTATACTTTTGGCTTTTACTTGACCTATCCCTACAAAGCAATCGCTGGCGTGCATCAGTTTGATAACATCAACTCCGTCGCGTATTTTTTTGTTTGCTGTTAGTATAACATTTGCAATAGATTCACCAAACCCATCAATGAGCATGAGTTCATCAAATGTGATGTCAAGAACACGTCGCAGAGTATTATACCCAGCCTTGAACATTTTAGCAATAGTTTCTTCTCCCATTTGTTCCGCTTCTAATGTAGTATAGAAGTGCACAATCTTTGCGAGACGTATTCCGGGACAATCCGGATTAGTGCATATTAGCTCTACATTGGTGTCATTCCATTTGGTAGGTCGTCCACAATCAGGACAGTACAGAAGATTATCACGCTGTTTCATCATAGTTTTAGATGTAGCTTCTTCCATGACACTGAGAATTTTAGGAATAACTCCGCCAGAACGCGTGACTGTAATACGAGCACCTGGACCTATACTGTTTTCAAAGACATATTTTGCGTTATAGCCTGTAGGGTTTTCCATTGTGCAATCTCCGGTATCAACAGCATCTATGTTTACCACAGGTTTTAGTGCTCCGGCTTTGCTGATCTTCCAGTCAATACCTTTAACTGTACTCTCAAAGACATCTGTAAAGTCCGGGTGCTTGTATGCTATTGCATAGAGAGGATTTCCAGTGGTTTGTTGGCGCCCAATTGCTTTCCAAAGCATAATGTCATTTAAGTAAATAACAAGTCCGTCAATATAATAATCGTTTCTCCATGCCTTAAAGAGATTTGCCAGCTTCGTTTCTTCCAGTTCGGCCACTGTGATGGTCGTACCATAAATATGCTGGTTGTATTTTTCACAAAGGAATTGGAGTAATTCTGTATAGGTCTGGAAATTACTAAGATCTACAGCACCTACGCCATACCGATAGAATGTGGCGTGCTTTAGGATTTCAGAAGGATCGTCACGATTGATAAGCCCGGCAGCTGTGTTACGAGGCGATCTAAATTTCTCACCAGTCGCATCTGAGATTTTTCCAGCTAATTGGTCTTTCCATGTTTTACAGTCAAAGACCAATTCACCGAATGTATAATTAAGATTGCTTGCTCCATCTTTTTTGAATGAAGTCAGCAAATTATAATGTTTAGAACAGTCTTGGCCTTCATTGTCTGCTCCCCCTCGTGAATATGTTTTATTTGTAAACTCATCTCGTAACCAAGACACACCATCGAATTTAGGAGTAATAACAAGTTTGGCTGTTTCTGGAATTGACATTGAATTGAGCCATTGTTTGATTTCTGCAACAGACTTCACCTTATTAAGAGATTTCATAGGTATAGGAAGCTTGACTTTCCTTCCTTTACTTACTACAGATGGCTCGATGTGCTGAAACCATTCATTGTTTGGGTCAAGAGCTTTAAGCTCATCAACCTTTTTATCGTACTCGGCATCTGAGATTGTTGGATGTCCGGAACGATACGCCTCGTTGTTTTCTTTTATTTCAGCAAGTAGCTGAACGATTCTTGAATTATTCATAAGGATAAAAATATGGGCGCACCGAGTGGCGATGCGCCCTATTAAGGGTGAATAAATTATCGGGTGCCAGTAGAGTTATACCCACCTTCACCACGTTCGGTATTATCTAATTCATTTACGGTAACTAATTCACCGCTCCAGTGCTTTTCAATTACCATTTGGGCGATACGTGTGCCGGCTGCTACAAGAAATGGTTTTGTTTCATGGCTATTTACGATAACCCCTACATTCCCACGATAATCTGAGTCAATTGTGCCAATGAGGACATCACAGTCAAATCTTTTAGGGGTTTCTTCGTGTCCACTATCAGTAATAATATATCCTTCAAATCCTTTTGCTGAGAATCCAGAACGCGGACGGATTTGAGCTTCATATCCAAGCCAAAGCGCTATCGCAATGTCTATTGGAATAATATTGCGACCTGGATTTATAATGGTGTCTTTGGGTACATATAGGTCGTAACCTGCTGCTTGTTCGCTGCCTTTAGTTGGCATTTTGGCATTTGGCGATAAAAGTTTGATTTTCATTTTTATTATTTTTTAGAAGTTTGTTTATATTTCATTCCTTTACGAGACATGCTGGCTGTAGGGTAATATGCACGAGTTACTCCGCACATAGAGTCGTACTCTTCCAATCTTAAAGTACCGTAGTCTCCGTTTTCAATTTCAATATCATTAGCAAGAAATCGAAAATAAAGACCGCAACAAGATATGCTTGGGCCAACGCACGCCTGGTGTATCGATGAACGCGACATCTTGAAAGCAGCCGCGGCCGCTGTTAGTGAGTGAAAGTAGCCAATAAATCTTTTAAGTGGACTGAAGACCAAAACAGGGTTACTGGTCTTGTTATTTAGATTTTTCTTCATAGTCACTTATCGCTGATAGGATTGTTCTGGATAAGCGAGTACGAGCTGCTGATACAAGATATGTGTCTGAAACAGTTACTCCGTGTGCAAATAGTTCAAAGATTCTATCACACATATATGCCAGAAAATCAGGTTCGACAAATGCTATGAACAGGAACAGGAATGTTCCATCAATTAGATAATGCCCTTCTTCATTGATTAAGCATACTTGGTCTGGTTGAATTTCGTATGTATCACACAGTGATTTAATTTGGTAACGATACTGATTGAAGAATGGCTGTATAGGCGTAGGTTCTGTCATTTTAGACAGATAGTGTGTAGCATCAAAGTATGACCGCCCAGATTCACTTTGACCAAAGAGCAGATCGGGAAATTCAGGAAAGGATTGCTCTTTACACTGTAGTTCGATTTCGCCTTTCCCTGCTTTACCCAACATTAGCTAAGTTCAAAATTTTCAACTTTTCTCTTATGTACATCAAGTGGCCAATAAATAGCTTCTGCCTTGTCAAATTTTGTGTCTCGGATTACGAAGTCAGACATTGTTTTTCTCAGATGTGTATTGATTTTATCATTTGCGTCAGCATTTGAAAGAGCTGGAACGTAAAAGTCTTCAATCGTTTTCTTTTCCTTGCCTGTTCTTTCGTCTAAAGTTAAAAACATTACCTTAACCATGTAAAGACCAACACCTGTGTTTTCATCCTCTTCAAAGTAATTGCAGTAGAAACCTTTCACTGTCTGCTCTTGAACAAGGGTGTCATTGAATAATACATCCGAAATCTTTGTTTTGATGATTTCATAATTAACGCTACCGAACTGGGTGCGATTTAGAGAAGATATGATTTCATTTACAAGCATTTCAGCTTCAGTGTAGCTTGTTGCAAGTATTAGTTCCTCAATCTTCTTTTTAGCCAAAGCACCATCGGAGAGTTCAACTGTACATTCTGTTTTTACTCGAAAATAGTTCAGATCTTTTTCTTCCATAATGATTTGCATTAAAGTAAAACTTAATTTGTCGCAACAAAGGTATATAAATTTTCAATACAACAATAATGAAAACTATCTTTTTGGTATAATTTATTTTAGTTATTATTGATATTCAGCTTATTACAAATTATATAAATAAGTGTTTTTATTTAATCGACTATTTATTTAAGACAATTGTGTGTTCGCACTTAAAACAAAAGAGGATAAAAACTTCTATTCTTCAGAAAGTAAACACAGTAACAAATGGCTAACACAGAATTATCAAATAAACCAAGTGTCACTCAACAGCTGGAAAGTTTTTTTATGACCAGTAAGAAGAGCGTACAAGAATACGTTAGGGAGATTGAGCGCAGATGTAGATTCCAGTCTTCTTTTCGGCATCTACAAAACGGTACGGTGTTGGATGACCGTAGCCGTTTGATTGACATATATGAAGCTTGTGTTCAGCAAGATGCTCATTTACGCGGAGTCATGGAAACATTATTTTCTCAGATTGTCGGAGAACGATTTATGATGGCAAAGCAAAATGAAAAAGGAAAATACACTAAAGATATAGCTGAAACTCGTAAAATTCAGAATACAGAATTTCTAAAGATTATACGTGGTATCGCTGAATCAAAGTTATATGGCTATACTGGATTAGAATTTTTTGTGGACACTGAGATGGAACGCGGTGGTCTTACGGTGAATTTTGTTGAACGTAGAAATATTTTAGCTGATCAGCGCAGAATTGTGAAGCGCCAGGGTATTTGGATGCCACAATGGAGTTTTGATGACCCAAAGTATTCAGACCATTATGTTTTAATCAATAGTGGAGAGCTTGGGTTATTTTCTGCTGTTGCCCCTTTGATTCTGGCTAAAAAATTTACATTTGCTAATTATGTTAACTTCTCACATACTTATGGCCAGCCAATCATTCATGGTAAGACTGAATCAGAGAATACTGTTGACCGTAAGCGAATGGCAAATGATATTGCCAGCGCTGCACAGAATAAGGTGATTGTAACCGGATTGAATGATGAGGTAGACATTAAGACCTTCACTATGAGTAATTCTGAGCATGTATTTACTGGGCTTATTGCTAATGTGGATAAAGATGTTTCTAATCTTATTCTTGGCTCAGAATCAATGGCTGGTGCTACTCAATCGTATGTCGGTGCCACGAGAGCACATGAAAATATTTTCCGTGATCGTATTGAGGTGTACCGTGATTTCATTGAGTTGATAATGAATGAGACTGTAATACCTCGCCTTGTACGCTTAGGTTATCTTCAGGATGGTCTTGAGTTCAAATATGCAAAGCGTATTGAGATGTCTGATGAAGACCGCATACGTTTGTTTCAAAATCTTAGTACATCATGGGAAATGGACCCAGAAACGATTGAGCAGGAATTTGGTGTTAAGGTTAAGCGTCAACTCAACGTTGTAGATGGTGTGGCAAGCGGTCCAACTGGAGGCGGGACAAGCAGCAGCGGTTATAGCAAGAGCGCGACTCGTCATCTCACTGATGAAGAGTATTTCCGTCGATACGGACGCGCCCGTGAAACCAAAAATTTTCTTCGGGAGAGGGGGCTATAGGTCCAACCCATCTCTCCAATATAGTTGCGTTACGCCAACCGGATGACAGTAAGGACCAACATGAAAAGGAAGTAGCTATTCTTCTTCCTTTATTCCATGATTTTGTGATAAACATGGTGAATCACGAAGATGAGTGGGAGTCATTGGAAGCACTTATGGAAGCTCGCGCGGACATTGCTATTCAAAGAGCATGTGTCGGGTTCGGCATTGATTTTGAGGAAGCGCTGCGATTGATTCGTAATGCAGACGGACTTAATAATGAACAAGCAGTTCAACGCAATATCATTTTAGCCGCAGTTGATAATATAGCCGACTTTGCTGTAGCTGAAGAATATCAAATGGCTGATGATATGGCAGAATTAATGGAGATGCTTGATGACGAGGGTGAAGATGAAATGGATGAAGAGGGCTGGCTTGATTTTTATTTTCCAATCTTTTCTAAATTCCATGATAGATATATGCGTACTGAGAATGTAGATATTGAGTATGCTATGATTATCGCTGCTTATCTTTCCACGATAAAAGATAATACAGTATTGATGTATATGACACAAGGTGATGAGCGTGTACGCCCTTGGCATCTTCAATATGAAGGTTTTACCGCTCCCAAATCCAGTTTTCCAGCGTGGTTGATTCCACCTATTGAGCATCAATGCCGTTGCTATTTGATAGAAGATACTGAAACTATAATGGCATCTATTAAAGCATCTTCCACTCCTGAAATGCCAGATTGGTTTAATCGTACATTTAAGGAAAGTGTGGCTTTAGGAGGTCGCATATTTTCAGATGAACATCCATATTTCCAAGTTGATGAGCGGCATGTAGGCCGTCTCAATGCCATAGCCAAGCGTATCAAAGCAAAATATTTAGAAGATGGCGCCAATGAATAGAGGCATTCCGTTGACACCACAACAATTTGTTGCTCAGTGGGAACCGTTGCCACACGCTTTTGATTTGAATGTCTGGGACTTTCAAGTGTCAGTAGGACAATCCGCAGTTGATATTTTCCAAAAATCTTTTGATATGAAGCGATTTAATTCAAAAGGAAGTATGGTTTGGAAGCATCGTCCTAAGAGGAATAAAGGTGGTTTTACTGTCGGAGGTTTGGTTGAATCTCGGTCATTACGGAACTCTATTGTCTATGAGACTGAATCCTATAATCGTGCAAAAGGTAAGGTTAGAGTTTTTACTGACCCTCAATCATTTAAAGGAACATATAATCATAAAGGATTTTGTTTTGCCGCAGTACACAACTCTGACGATCCATCTGTAAGAACCGGTCGTGTAGCCAATATGCCTCAGCGCCAGTTTATGCCTACAGAAAAACGAGACTCATCAGTTATGAATGACAAATTGAGAGAATTAGAAAGAATACTTTTTAGAACATTTCCTGGTGTAAGACTATGATAATTGACAAGCATAAACCAATACAACCATCAGCTCCGAAAGAAATTCCTGTTGTTCCCGACCATGAAAGCGATGAAGTGCAGGAAGTCGTAGAAACCAATGCAATGGTTGAAGCATATAAGGCTGTACGAAAAATTTTGGAATCTATTCCTAAAGACCCTAAAGATCCTAATAGCCCCCCATTGTTCAAAACTATTAAGTTGGATAATGGACAGCTAAATCGTATTAAGTACAATGGGAATAATCAAGAGTATGGAATTGTTTTTCCAGCAGTATTTATTCATTTTATTAATATTTACTACAATGTTGGAACTTCAAATATTGCTGATGGTAAAGGAACCATGCGCATTCATTATGTCCTTAATCGATTAAATAACAGCGATGACGAGGTTGAGTGTGAGGGGCTTGAAGTGTATAAACGTATTGTTGCAGCCATTGAATCTAAAAAGAGCGATTTTCCAGCATTGGTCTATCGTTTTCAGCTGGAGTATTGGGACCAGCCATTGACTTTTGATGATGCACTACAACCTTATTGGATTGACTATCAAATTTGGTTTCAAGATTTCACATCATACGCCTATAAGGATTATAAGGATGTGTACGTTACTGTACCTCCGTTTACTCAGCCAAGTGACCAAAACGAGATTGCAAATCCAGACCATATACCTAATCACGAATACCCGAAGTTTGAGGATGTTGCAGGATTTTACGATAAAAAACAATGATTTCACCCGACTTGATTTGCAATGTTCTATTCTTGGAAAAAGAGTAATCAATAATGGATGCAGAAAATTTGAAATACGTGGTTGGCAAGGCTGAGGAAGGCCAGCCAGCTATCATTCGCTTTTTTTCAGCCGTAGATGAGTATAGTGTTCGTTGCTTTAACGATGAGTTTTTATGGTTGCAAGACTATGTAAAGCCTTCAAAGATTATCGTAATGATTAATTCCGAAGGTGGCTCTGTACTGTACGGAATGAGCACATTCTCAGTTATTCGCTCTTGTCCGATTGAAGTTGATTGTGTGATAGAAGGTATTGCTGCTTCTATGGCCAGTGTCATTTGGGCCGCTGGAGACAATCTTTATATGCACGACTACTCATTACTGATGATTCATAACCCTTTCAACTCAAAAGTTGAAGATGATGACCCATCAGTGAAGCAAACTGTTGAAGCTTTCCGCTCACAGTTGGAAACCATATACACCAAACGTTTTGGGCTTGCTAAAGACAAGGTTGCAGAAATTATGAACGGCGAAGGGGATGCAGACGGCACTTTTTTCAGTGCTAAAGACGCTGTTAAGGCAGGGTTCCTCCCAACAGAGAATGTCATCAAGACTTCTAAGAAGGTGCGTGACAAAGTGAAAAATGAAATGATAGGCATTGATAATGCGGCAGATATTCGCAATATCATGTCTGCTGTATCTGCTGAAGTGGACGAAAATAAACTTATTGAATCGATAAGTGCTATTCGTAATCAGAAAGACAATTATTCACCAATCCAAGATAACAAAATGGAAACTAACGAAAAAAACAATTTCGACGCCATTTCAGCACAACTTGGACTCGCTAAGGACACTCAGGCCGCAGCGATTGAAGCTCGCATTGCTGAGTTGATCAATGCAGAAGCAGCACTCAAAAACACTCAGAGTGAGCTTACTGCTACTAAGATCAAACTGGAAGGCAAAGAAGCTGAACTCGCTAACGTCAACAGCGAACTGGCTGAGACTAAGGCATCGCTTCAGGCGTACAAGGACGCAGAGCAAGCAGCTCGTGCAGCTGAGATTGAAGCCGTTGTTAACGACGCAATCAAGGCAGGTAAAATTGAGGCTTCTGCAAAAGATGCTTGGACTAAGATGGCTGAGTCTGACTTCGCCACAGTCAAGAGCACTCTTGCATCAATCCAGGCTCGTGAAGAAATCACGAAAGAAATTGCCGACGACCCTGCCAATGTAGGCAAAATTGAGGACACGTTGAAAGACGTTGATGCTCAAATGCAAGCTAAAATTGAAGAAAAGTTCGGCAAGGTAGAATTTGAAAAATTTTAATCCCCGTACTTTATAACAATGGCTACAATCAATTTTGCCGGTAACACTTATGCGGGCGAGGTACTTGAAGACCTCCTTGTTTATACCGCGAAGGGGAATGAGACCTATGAGGCCGGTCTTGTTCATGTGAAGCCCGGTATTCAGAAACGTTACGTTCTGCCTCATATTCAACTTGGTTCTATTATTCAGGATAACAAACCAACCCCTACATCTACTGAAGGAGCCGCTAATGACGAAACTGGATTTAACCAGTACAAACTGTCTGAGCGTTATCTCGACCCGCAGGACTTTATGATTTACTTGGAGTTTAATCCTCGTGATTTTGAAGAGTATTGGCGATTTGCCCAGCCTGAAGGTCCGTTGGTGTTTAGAGAACTTGACCCTGCTGTTCAAAAAACAATGCTTCGTTTGCTGCTTGATCGAAAAGATCAGTATGTAAATGACTGTATCTGGTGTGGTAAAAAGGGCGGAGATGATTCTACAATCGATGCACCTGTAGGTGGCACTAAACTTGGTGGAGATTCCGCTGCTGGTAAGATGAAGTATTTCGACGGTGCTCTTGCGAGAGTAATGGCAAACCTGAAGGCTCAAGATGCGGTTGACAAAAACAGTGGAGTTACAGAAGCTATTAAAAATGAAGTTGCTTCTGGTAGAGTTGTTCTGGCTGGCGCTACTGAATTTACCACAGGTAAAGATGTAGAAGATGCTTTGTACACAATCTGGAAGAAGACTCCTGCCAATGTACGTAAGTCAAAGAAGCTCAAATTTGTTATGGGTTGGGAAACATGGGACCTGTACGACCAGTACCTGACTACTCAGAAGGAATACAAGTACGTTGAAAACCCTGATGTCAACCGCAGAACTTTCAAAGGAAAGGAAATTGTTGTAATCGACGGTATGCCTGATTCAACTATTTTCTTCGGTAAGTTCTCTACGGATCAGGAGTCATGCTTGTGGATGGCAATTGACTACAGCACAGACGAAGAGTCTGTAAAGGTTGAACGACTTCAAGCAAATTCTGAATTGTATTTCTTCCAAATGAGAATCAAAATGGACGTTAACCTGGTTCGTCCGAGTGAAATTGTCGTTTGGACACCGTACAAAAATCATACTGATTAATAAGTAATAATTAGTGTATCATCGAAAAAAGGAGTGGAGACACCGAAACTCCATTCCTTTTTCATTTAACTCAATAATCTTATGGCTAAAAAGAAAGCAATTGAAGGTACGGAAACATTAACAGAACAAACAAATGCGCCGGAACCTGAAACCTCACAGATAAACACAGAAATAGCTGAAACCCCAGTAGAAAAAGAAGCCTCTGAGGTTGATAACGAGCCTGAAAAGGAACCTGCAAACAGTGGTCATGAGGATACAGCAGACAGTTCTGAAAAAGACAAAATAATAACCGAAACAGTTGGTGCATCTCAGAGCGATATTCCTCCTTTTGCGCTGAACTATTTGAAACGTCATGAAGAGATAAAGGAGGCATATATTGATAAATTGGGAGGCGTGTTCCCAACCGATACTCCGAAAGCGTTCTTGAAGGATGCGGTTCTCTATCAAAATCCATTTTACAAACAATAAAACTATCATACAATGGCATTAGGAAATGTTTTTATGCGAGACACAGATGGCAATATTCCGGTATTGCGATCTAACACAATTGAAAAAGTATGTGGTCTCATTTTCGACATCTCTGGTCAGACTAAGTTTTGGACTGAGGGTGGTGGCGCTAATATCGCTGACACATGGAAGGACAAAGTAGTAGAGCTTAATAGCCTTAATGATGCTATTGAGGCAGGGATTACTGCTTATACCGGAGGAGTTGACGAAGAAGACAGTGCAAGCACGGATATTTTGGCCGGTATTCCGTATTACCATATCAGCCAGTTCTTCAGTATGGCTGGTGGTAGTGGACGATTGTTTGTCATGTTTGCGGACTGTTCTGATGATTGGAATGCAATTATTGAGATGCAGCGTGCAGCCAGCGGATCAATATTCCAGATTGGTGTATGGACTGAACAGAAATTGTGGAGCCAACCCGATTCAATGGCAAACACCTATTCTCTCAATCTCGTTGCAGATATTAATCGTGTCGCTGTTGAGCTTGCCGACGACTATTTTGCTCCAGCTTCTATTTTACTGTGTGCAAACACTTCTAAAGTGGTTGTTGACTCCAGTCCTAAAGATCAGATTGCAATCAGCAAAATTCCTTCTTGCGTAGTTGATGCTCGCTATGTAACAGTATTGCTGTCTCAATCTATGGATGAAAAAGTTAGACGTATGCAAGCATCTCTTGAATCAACAACTCCTGTAGGTGTTGTTGGATTGGCTCTTGGTACGTTAACACAAGCCGGAGTTGGTGAGTCTATTGGTTGGGTTCGCCAATTCGACCTTGTAAATTACATTCCAGCAATTGAAATGGGATTTGGAGATTCATCATTGGCTGAGGGTGGAATTAAAAATGGGCTTAGCTATTCAGCTTTAAGTAAATCTCAGCTAAATGCGTTAGAAGAAGCTGGATATGTGTTTGTCCGCTCTTTTGAAGGAATGGAAGGCCATACATATTTTGCTAACGATCATACTTGTTCTGCTGGAGATTTTTGCACCATTTCACGTAACAGAACAATCAACAAATCCCGTCGTCTCATTCGTATAGCGTTGCTTCCCTATGTGAACTCTCCAATTAAAGTTGACCCTTCTAACGGCAATCTGTCTTCTGCTCAGGTAACTGTTTTTGAGAACCTTCTCAAAGACATCTTGGATGAGATGGAAAGCGCAGAGGAAATTAGCGGCACTGCATTTATTACAGTACCAGCTGAACAGAATATTCTTGTTACCAAAAAGCTGACTCTTTCGTATGGTATCGTTCCTATGGGATGCGCCGAGTCGATTGAAGTGACGGAAGGTCTTTACGTAAGTCAGCAGTAATAAAAATTACATACTACAATGATTGTAAATAACGTAGCCTATTCATGGGCAATGGTTCAGCTGACTTCTTTGGCTCTCACTGGGTCAGCTAATCCAAACCCGATTATTCTTCAAGGAGTAACCGCTATTAAGTGGAACAGAAAGAAGAAAGTTGAGACCAATTATGGTCTCGGTGGAGAGCCTGTAAATCGTGGGTTTGGAAACACTGAGTACACAGCTCAGATTACGATGGACTACAATACTCAGGTTCAGCTTCGAGCACTTAAAGGTTCTTTGATGGCTCTTGGCGAATTTGATTTGGTGATTTCTTTTGCAAATGAGTTTAATACTCAAGATTTCTCTACGGAGACTGTTACTCTGAAAGGTTGTTTGTTCAACGAAGACGGAATGGAGGTCTCTCAGGATGATACCAACATCACTAAGGAATTTGAGTTGAATCCGTTCAAAATTGAATTGAGCACTAAATAATTTTCTTCCATAGGATTTATTAGAGTGTATGCGACACTGGCTTTTGGCTGGTGTCGCATTTTTCTTTGGTATATTTTCACTCTTATAATCTATTGATGCGCTATTCTCTAATAAAGACAACTTTAATAATATTCATAAAGATATGGAAAATAAAGAAATTATTGAAACACAGGAAGTCGAAGCTATCGACCCTCAAGTGCTTGCAACTGTTGAAAAAAAAGTTGCTGAACTGAAAGCTAAGAATCCGAAGAAGAAAATTTTTCCCTTAATGGTAGAAGGCGATCCCAACTATGATGAAAAGGAAATCTACATTGGGTACTTTTGCCAGCCTTCGTTTATCGATTTCTCTAAGTACATGACTTTCGCTCAGAAAGATCAAGCATCGGCTATGCGTCAGCTTGCTCGTGATTGTTTCATGGACGGAGACCGTGAACTCATTGACGATGATTCCTTGTTCCTTTTTGGTCTTATGGGTCAGCTTCAGCATATTATCCAGATGCGCGGTGGTCGTGTCATAAATTTATCGAAACCTGGGAAGTAAAAGAGGATGATTATTTCCGTCAAAAAATAATCTTCCTAAGACATTATTTTCCAGGAGTCAATATTGATGACCTTGATGATGAAGAGTTCGCCAGACTTGTTTGCGAAGCTGAATGGATGCACGGACAAATGGTCATTACAAGACATGCAAATGCTTTAGGATTATAAAACTCGTTGAAAGCCCTCGTTACAAATCTTATGTAGCGGGGGCTAATCTTTTCCCCATGCCTTTATACATATCTCTATTCTTTGTAAAAGACCGATTTAATTATGGCCGGACAAACATATCAAGTAAATTATATAGTCAATGTTGATGCTGCCAATGCACAATCCGCGATTAATTCGTTTAAACGTGCGGTATCGTCAATGGATAAAGCTACGAAACCAATTATAGACTTACAAAATAAAGTTCGTGGTCTCGTGGAGACTATGAGTGCACTTAACAGAGGGAAATATTCTGTTAAGATAGATACTAAACCTGCCACTCAGAAGATTGGCAAGTTGATTCGTGCTTTACAAATGGCTAAGGCTGAAGTACAACAGCTAAATGCAATGGGCGTTACTTTGGGTGGTGTAGGCAATAAAGCCAAAACCACTTCTCGAACCACTGCTACAACTGTTGGCTCTGTACAACGAACGCGCACCGCACCTTCCAGTACATCGTCTTCGCCCAAACGCTATTATCCATCTGCAATTAAGCATCCGACAAATCTTGGATATAAGATTTGGGGACCAACACCGCTCCCCAGTAACGGCGGTATAGCAATAGATATGTTGAAAGGTATGGGCATTGCTTATGGCCTTTCAGGGGCTGGTATGCTTATATCCGATGTGTTCAGCGAGGCTACCGAATATGACAACATAATGAAGACGGTAGAAAATATCTTGAAGTCACATGACAATGAAGAAAATTTTGCAGGTCGATTTGCTCACATGACTCAAGTTATCCGTAATGTTGGAATGAAGACCAAATTTAAGATGACTGAGGTTGCAGATGCAGCCAGATTCCTTTCTATGGCCGGTTTAAATGCAAATGCAATTCAGCAATCTATTAGTCCTATTGCCGACATAGCCTTGGTTGGTGACACAGAGCTTGGCGAAACCGCAGATGTGGTAACAAATATTATGACTGCATATAACATTGCACCAAATAAGATGCGCAATGCAGCTGATATTATGACTAATACGTTTACCATGTCTAATACAACTTTGACGGAGATAGCTGAAGCCTATAAATATGCTGCTTCTTTGCTTTCTGCTGGTGGTATATCTTTTGAAGAGGCAACTGCGGCCATTGGTGTATTAGGTGATGCTGGTATCAAAGGCTCTCAGGCTGGTACGACTATGCGTACAATTATGGCAAACGTTGCTAATCCTACCAAAAAACAGCAGGAAGGTTGGGATGAGATTGGTGTTAGTCTTACAGATAAATCTGGAAAACGAAAAGACTTGCTTCAGGTGTTTCAAGAGCTTCATGACAAAAACCTCGATGTAGATGCTTTTTATAGAATATTCCATAAAACAGCCGCTTCCGGTGCTGTAGCCCTTGCAGCTCATGCAGATAAATGGGAAAACGTTTATCTTGAAAACTTTTTAGCGAGCGGTATGACACGCCGTTTGGCCGAAGAAAAGCAAAACACTTTCCAGGGTTTGTGGGCACAGCTTACCTCTGTTTTTACAGATCAAGGAGTAACTGCATTTAACGGTGTGCAGGGAGGGTTACGTGCTTGGATGAAATCTGCAATTGATTGGATGGACCCTAACAAGAACCCTGAAGCTCAAAAAACATTCAAGAAGGTTGCCGATGCTTTAATGGAGTTCATTCAAGTTCTTATTGATGCTTCCAAATGGTTTGCTGTGTTTTTTGACAAATTTGGTGGTATCATTAAAGTATGGGCTAAATTCCAGTTAATGATTTGGCCAGTCGTAAAAGCTGTTACAGCTGTTAGAAGTGTATTTCTTAGTCTTTTGGGATTGAGAAAGGTTGGTGCTGTTATATTGAGTTTGGCAGTTTCTTTCAGAAAATTAGGCAGTGCGGCATCAGCATCTATGATACCGTTTGGGTTAAAGAATTTAGGTGGCTCTGCGTCAGCGTCTCCTTTGGGCATTGTTGCAGGAATGATGGGGCTTCCATCGTTGTCTTATAAACAATATATAAAAGCTGGCAAAGGTTTAGATTTGTCAAGACCTCACGCATCAACCAGTGGCTATTATCTGAATAATATCGATAATTTCGGAAGAGATGCAGAAGTTGCTGCATGGAACTCTGGCGTATATGCTAACAGACAAGCAGAAGATAAATCTGCATTAAACCGTTACAAGCAAAACCGTAAAGCATTTAATAGACGAGTTCGGAATTTGCAAATAAGAAACGGGCTTGGCAGTTTGGGTAAAATGGGTATTGGTTCTGCCGGTATGATGATGGGTATGTACCAAATGACCAAGGAAAATGCAAATGGTTGGGATATTGCGTCAGGTGGGCTTTTGTCTGCGGCTGGAATGGCTGCTATGGTAGGCGGTCCTGCCGGTTGGATTGCAGCTGCCGGATTAGCACTTGGTGCTCTTGGAACTTCTCTCGCCAGTTTCAACCAAAACCTCAACGAACTTGCAGGTTTTGTGAGCGATTTTACGAAGAGTCATCAATTACTTGATGGGGCTTTATTGAATGGTAATACTCGTACAGAACGTTACCTTGAATTTGTATGGCGTAAGAATTATGACATTAACGACCTTATTCAACGCCGTACTGAGCTGATGAAGGAACTTCTTGGTATTGAAACACCTAATGCTACAACGACAAAAGACATTGGCAATGAAACATATAAAACCATGTATGAACGGTTTTATTCTGCTGATTCAGTTTTTGGTAGTTCAGGTGCGGCCCAGAATGCTGCCGATATGTTCAATAAATACGGCAAACAATTCGGCTTATCTATTGATAAACAAACAGAAACATACGGCTATGATCGGTATGGAAGACCACAAACTCATACTTATTGGGCATATAAAGATGCTGATGGTAATATTATAAAGTTTAATAATCCTGATGGTACATCAGATTCCAACGATGCTGTTATGTATGATGTTGCTGCTGCAATGGAAATGTTGCATGGACAATATCGTTCTAAAATAATTGATGAAAATCAGCGGCGTTTGGCTCAAATGCTTTATGGTAAATCGACTGTTGAGGATGTAAAAAATTGGCGTGACACTTTCGCATCTACTTATGGTCCTTTTTCATGGGCCAATCTTACTCGACCTAACCAATGGAATGAAGACACTGATATTGCAAAACATTGGACAAGCGAAGACATTGCGCAGTCTTACATTGGCTCCCAGTTGCTTTGGAAGTCATTGTTCCAAATTACAAATGCTCAAAATGCCCTTATAAAGTTTAAGGAAAAGTTGGCAAATGGTAAATTGACAGAAAATGATGTTGTTGAGACTCTTAGATGGAGTGATTATGACATTCTCGGCAATACACTCGCTGACTATAACCCAAATGACATTGCCGGTTGGTATCGTCATTTTGGTTATAATGGAGATGGTAGATGGTTTGATCCGAAAGGACGTGAAACACCTGAGACGATGGCACAAGCAGCCGCAGGGCACATGCAGCGTCTTTTGGAGTCAATCCAGAAGCTTGGTCTTGAAGCGTCCCCTTCAACTCAGGCACTTCAGACATACGCAAACACATTGTTGACATTAGCTCAGTCATTTATGGGCTCAAATGCAGAATTGTCTGGTTCACGTGATGGCGAAGTTCGAGAAGTAAATGGTCAGAAATGGCGTTGGAATGCAAGTTCAAAACAATGGGAACTTATTGATGATAATAATCAGCCAGCGCAAATATCGAAGGGTTTGTTGGATATGTCCAATAATATGAATACCCTGCTTACAACTGTACAGACTGTAAATTCAGAATGGCCAACACTCTTTTCGTCTGATACCACATCTGGCAATCCATATAGCTGGTGGCCTTCTTGGAATAGCGAAAACAATTGGATGACGCCTCAAAACGCCTATACTACAACAGGTATAACCATGACTCCTCAGCAAATGGGTAATGCAATTGCCAACCCTAATCCGACAGGGGCTAATAACAGAGCCGCACTGGGTGGAGATGGCAAAGATGGACACACTGGTACAAGAACATCAGATTATAAATCCCATAAAAAGGAGCGCGCAATTCCAAAACAAATTAACATCAATATTCAAAATTTGATGAATGTAGACTCAATTGACTTGACCAACGAAAACAACGTTGCCATAATCGATAAAATCAAACGTGAAGTTGCCTACGCACTCTATGAAGCCGCCGCAGACGGTACCATGATGCTGAATGGCCTTGCAAATACGTAATATATGGGGTACTTTGATAGTGTATGGTCAAATCTTGTATTTAATGCAGGAAATACGACCTCTCAATTTGTAAACAGCCTAAATTGGCGATACCAGAAAACGCAGGGTGGAATTAAATATGTTTCTCGTTCTGCATATAAAAGTGCTTTGGTTCATGTAGCTAAGCAACTCGCTATGTCAACCTTGGAAGGGGAATTAAACAGTCTCCTTCCAAGATATGAAAAATATGCTCGTGATAAAATGAGAGATGCGATGCGTACTGAGCAAGATGCCAATCGTAAAGTTCTCATTAATAATGGTAAGAAATCGACTGAAGACTTTGGATTTATTATTTGTGAGGGGGGACACAAACTTATTGCAAAAACGAAGTATGGAACTCCTGTTCCCGAAGCACTTATATTGTCTTTTGACGGCGAGGACAAAGTACATTATGATGATGTCTTATGGGATGAAAATTCAGTTGAATCTTATACGATAAAGAAAAAGAGCACTCTTGAACAGTTATGGAATCCGGGCAATGAAATTCAACATACAACTCAAAATTATAAAGCAGATCCATTTGATACAAAGACTGTGTTTCATATAGACCTTGCACCAAAGGTGTCCATGAATAGTAGTAAAAACATAATTCTTACGCAAGTCCAAGGGCGCGATTTTACACGTAAAGAATTGGTTTCAGGTGGTGACATGACATACACTATCAGTGGTTCTATTGTTTCAAATGACGAAGGTGTGTACCCGACAGAAGCTGTAAAGCGCTTTGTGAAAATTATGCAGTACAATGGGATAGTAAATGTAAATTTTATCACTTTTGGACTTCTTGGCGTTACTCGTGTTATTATCAAAGATTTTTCACTGGATGCCGCTGAATACAAGAATATCCAGCCTTATAGCTTTACGTGTGTTGCAGTAGAACCGGATGATGCAATAACAATTCAATCTGACACGATAGCTGTTATAAATAAGGATCTTGCAGAATCGCAATGGGATTCTTGGTACAAAACTATTCTTGACAACAAGCTGGCACAAATGGCAGCTAAGACAGCTTTGAATGTTGCAACAAACACAACATCTTCATTAGCAGGTGCCGGTCTTGATGAGTTACTTCCTAATATCTAAAATTATGGCAGAGTTCGATACAAATAAACAGCCAGGGTTCCATATTCTCATTTCTTTGATTGAAGACTTGAAAAAGGAAATTACAGAAAACAAGAGAAAAACAGAAGATTCTTACATATGTAGTATTTGTAATTCATCTATTTGTATTGGTCCTAGTGGTAATGTTTTTCCATGCGTTGGATGGACAAATAAAGTTGTAGGAAATATTGTGAATAATAGTCTTTATGATATTTGGATTCAATCTGATGAAGTGAAGCGTTTGCGAACAATACGGCTTAAAGATTTTATAGAATGTAAAGAATGCAATTTTAAAGAATATTGTACTATTTGTATGGTAAGAAACTCAAATGAAAGTCCTACGGGTAACCCATTTGAATTAAGTCGATATTTTTGTAATATTGCAAAAATAAAAAAGGAATTACACAATAAATATTGTAGTAATTTAAAGAGAAAATAA